GTCCCTACGCGTTTCGTCGCACAAAACCAACACTCCCCCCGTCGAAAAATATTTCGCGAGCGAGGCCGCTTTATTGCCTGCGTGCGCCAAAAATATTTTCACGCGCGGTCTTCTTTGAATGGTGTGAGTGACATAGGGGCTGAAAGTTACTCTCGTCCCAGAACAGCGCCTGATCGCCTTTGTGGGGTATGCGGTGATCTACCTCGGTAGCGGCCCCTATATGGCCCTCGTGCTGGCACTCCACGCACAGGGGGTGCTTGTCGAGGTACTGCTTACTGACCTTCTGCCAGCGGTAGTTGTACCCGCGGGCTGTGGCGCTCAGGCGTGGGGGGTCGTGCCTCACGATGGGGGCGCTGAGCATGGGGACTGAGGGGCGCAGGGACTTCAGCCCGAGCTTACTCACGATATGGTCCGACGACAGCCACCACTTCCTTGGTTGGGATATGAGCAGCGATTGCGCGCGTCTCGTGGTACCTACGTATCCACCTATGCATAGCCAGTATCTGGCCAAGTTGGCCCGGGTGCCGCAATGTTAGTTCTGCCGCCTCGATGCTGGTCTCTGTAGCGACGACCTTCATAGCCTCTTGCTTCTTCATGCCGCTGCACTCTGTTGGCTCATGCTGAGCAGCAACTCTACCGCTACCGAGAATGACTCATTGCCCATGAGCTTTGTGGGCTCGAGGGCATACGTGTACAGGCGGCAGGCCTTGTACGCCTCCATGGTCCAGGCGCTCGACATTTCCAGCACCAGGGGCCTATCCCCTTCGAACACCACGTCATAGGCCATCCACTGAGTGCCCAGTGCGCGGCTGATCTCTACTGCCAGTTGGGCGGCTTTGCGCCCCCGGTCGGTTGCGAACTTCAGGGTTTCAACGATCCCTGAGCCCGAGGCCATGAGAGTACCCGGGCGGTTCATGCGCTTCAGGCCGTACAGGTACTTGCCCACGATGCAGATGCGGTAGTCGCAGGGGTTGTCCCGTACGACGTCCTGCCAGTAGACGTACCCCTTTTGCAGGCGCTTGTAGCTCATGAGGATGCCGGTGCCGAATGCACGGCTGGCCTCGGCCAGTGCCTCTACCTTGTTGCTGAGCACGCGAACGTTGGCAGATCCTGCCCCTTCGGAGGATTTGCTGATGATCGGGTACTCAAGCGAGTCGGCCAGACGTTTAGCCTCCTCGTGGGTGCGCGCAATTCGGGTTTCTGGCATCCATCGCTTCAGGACTGCGTGCTGGGCGATCTTATCGTCGTACCAGAGCGCTTCCTGCGAGCTCGGAAGCGTCGGGCAACCTTGGGCATGCAATCGCTTCACCATCGACAGGCTGATGGCCCGCTGCGGGCCCTGCTGGTCGAGTCGCACGAATGTGGGCTCGCCCTGACCCGGAAGACTCGCATCGAAGAGACGGCATTTTACACCGCGTTTCTTCGCTGCCACGTAGAACCACTTACCCCAGTGCTTCGGGTCGTTGTAGGCGTGCAGCATCAGGGGTCTCGCATGGGTAATCGGCTTGCCCTCGTAGGCTGCGCGGATGAATGGGACCGAATGCTTGATATCCCACGGCTTGGGGCTTCCCGGGAAGAACAACAGGCGCATGTTTCGCGGTGGAGCCCACGAATCTCCGCTCATGAGGCGCTTGTAGAAGACCCCCTCGTTTTGGCCCCATGTTTTTTCGCCGTAGCCGAGGACATGGCTGATCCACGCCTGGTCGGAACCCACGAACTTCTGCCGGGACTGCGCGGCACCCTCAGGAGTGAATTTCGTAAACACCTGCGGGCGCGCGCCTGCAGTCATCTGCACCATTCCGCCGTTGTAGGGGCGGTGTGCTGCGGTTCCTTTCAGGATGCGAAAGTCGTGGTCGTGCGAGAACAGTGAATCGAGATTCGAGAAAGACAGCATGTCTAGATCCATGCTCACGAAGCGCTTTGCGCCGAATCGCTGTTCAGCATCAGGGGCGAAAATGGTCAATCGCCGATAGCACTGTGGGAGCTTCAGCGTCTCTTTCCATGCGGCGACTCGTATGTGATCGAAATCGTGCTGCATCGGGATGATCTCGATGCTCGGGTCAATCCCCTCGGGGTGATCCGTGACGCAGGCAAGCGTGTGCGGGATCGTCAGATGCCTGGAAATCTGCTCGGCCCAGAGATTGACCTTGTCCGGGCCATATCCGTGCATCTGTGGGTTCTGCCTCCAGAACCAGCAAAACACCTTCAGCACTGGAGCACCGTCAGCGCCCCAACCGACTCCACGTCGAGCGCCGGATAGGCCGCGCGGATCTTCTCGTGCACCTTCGCGTTGTCCTCCACGAAGTAGCGGCCGCCCGGCGCCATGTGCGGCATTGCATCCCGCATCGCCTTCAGAATCGCCGCGTCGTAATGGAGCGCGTCGTCGATGAAGACGTGCACCTTGGTGTCGCCGAGGATGGCCTCCAACTTCTCCGAAGCGTCCGGCGCCAGCTCGTCAAACTCAAACACCTCCGGCCGGTTCTCCGTGAATGCTCCACGTGAGATCAGATTCGGCAGATTCTCTTCGAAATGCGACAGGTCCACGTCGAGCCCGATGACACGAGTGCTTTGGAACAGGTCGCACCAGATCGCAAGACCAACCCCTCGAAGAATCCCGAGCTCCACAACCGTCATCGGCGAATCAGGCAGGTGCGCGGCATACCCGGGCGCGTAGTTGCGCACTCTGGGATTGCCTGTCTCCTGCATGCGGTGGCCATGGAACACGGACTGCGCATTCGGCACGGTGTCCAGCGGGCTTGGCTTCACGGGACGCAGTTTCAGTTCGATGCCACCCGAGAAACGCGTCTCCAGTTCCCTGAGAGTCTCCGGGGCGATCATGCCAGCGAGCGCCAGGGCGTAGTGCGGGGCGTACCCATGGCGGGCCATTCGGTCCCCGCCGCACATCCCGCCTGTGGCGATTTGCTGCGGCGCCCGGGGATCAAACGGACTGACCGACCGTCGGGGGACATTCTTGTGAAACCCGCCATAGCCCTCTTCCCGGGCAATGAGCCATGCTGAGAGCCACTCAACCGAAGGATCGACCAATGAAAGCCCTCTTCGCTGTCGCCCTGCTGATCGCCTCCAGCGCCCATGCGGCCGGATTCGGTTTCCGAATCTCGGAGGAACATGACGCCTTCACGAAGGCCAGTTACCTCAAAGCCAGCGGCCTGAAGCTGTGCCAGATTCGTGCTGCGGGATTCGCTGCCCAGTGCGCAACACTTGACCTTGCGTGGGACCGGCGCGACCCGGGTCTCGTGATCGTGCGGCTCGAGCAGCCTGGAATCACGAGCATCACCGAAATCGCCGTGAACATCGACGGCAACATCCAGCGCTACGGCGCCGACATTCCCGTTACAGACTTTGACTACGAACCGTCCCTGCTTCGCCTGTCGGCCTATGTGGCATGGAGCAGCGCCAACACTTTCGTGTTGCCGGTTCATGCGCTGAAAGCCATCGCCGCAAGCAAGGATAACGGCGTCATTCGTGTGCTCGGAACCCACGCCGCGACGGATTACGACTTCTACCGAAAGGCGCGCGCGAAAGGTGTTCCCGCCGACGAATTGGCCCGCTTTCTCGAAGCCCTGAATGATTCATGAAAGCAGGTTCTTCTTGAACGATAGGAAGCCAAACGCAACTGTTGCCGCATTTCCGCTCACATCCACGAGCCGCACCTGGAACCGATAGGTGCCAAGCAAGTCCACAGTAAGTTGCGGAGCGACCGAGATTGAGAAAAGGCCGCCGGGCGCATCCGTGATAGTCACCGTAGCGCTTCCATCTTCTGTGCCGAGAATGACGTCACCTGCGCGATTGGCAATGGCAAACTGCACGGTGTCTCCCGTGAGGTTGGCCACCTCTCCGGCTTCGTCGGTAACGGCGAAATCAAGCTCGATGCTGTCGCCAGCAAGATAGCCGAGACTGAGCGCAGCGCTGAGCATGTCAATCCTGCTCGTTTATTTCGACGCGGCCGCCCAGAACCAAAGCCCCCAGCCTGAAAAGCTGCGTGGCAATCCATACCCGCAGCATGAATTCGCGCGTGACGGTCAGATTGACGACAACCGATTCCATTTTCCTGATCTCAGTGATGGCAGCCATATCGCAGCCAAGTTCTCACTTTGGAGTAACCGCCATCTGCGTCAATCGCCCCTGGCGCTTCAGTTGCATCTTGAGCTCAAAGCGCAGCACTTGCGCGCGATCCTCAATCGTAAGGATCTGCGTGGAGAGTTTGCGGGCCTCGAGTCGACGCGCTTCGCTCTCCGCGTTCAACGCCTCGCGCTTTTTCCGCAATGGCGCGGCCTGTTTTTCGACCTCGGCGATGGCAGCGAGCAATTCTTTTTCGGTAGCCATGTTCATGTCCTCAAGAAACTGTCGTACGGAAAATGCCCGTCGCGCCGACGTCCACAGTGAAGGTGTTCCCCACTGTGATATCGACGGCGGCGCCGTAATCCAAGAACCCGACCAGAGGATCGGCGGGACTCGTCGGCGTGTCGTCATAGATTGCGACGTAACGGAACTGCGCAATCGACCCGCCCGAGGCAGTCCATGAGAAATCCGCGACAGTCCACTGCCAGATACCCGTACCGGCACCGGTCTCGAGCCACGTGACCGAAGCGAGCGTCACGCCACCCGTAGTGTAGCCGTTACCGTTCGCAATCTCCGTCAGGTCGGCCAACACTGTGCTGCCGGCCTTGGTCGGCGCAACGTTGGACAAAACGGCCTTAAAACTGTGGGTATCGAGATCTATTGTGCCATCCCCTAGATACTTTCCACATTCATCGACAACTTGAAAAGTCGCCATGTGATTACACCTTCACAGTTATAATTGGGCGCATGAAAACTTGCTCCAAGTGCAAGCACGAGAAGCCTCGGGATCAGTTCTTTCAGGACAAATCCAAGAGAGACAGGCTCACATGGTGGTGTAAGCAATGCTGTCTATCAGCCAATGCCAAATGGCAGCGTGATCCGAAAGTAGCGCAGCGTCGTCGTTCACGTCGACGCGCTAAGTACGCTAGAAATCCAGAGCATTATTTGCGCATGAGCCGCGAATCACGCGAACGGCGCCGTAAACGGATTCTCGATGTTTATGGCGGAAAATGCGCCTGCTGCGGCGAGCACCGATACGAGTTTCTGGCAATCGATCACATCAACGGCGGAGGAAATAAACATCGAAAAGAAGTCACTGGACTCGGCGCTCGATTCTATGCATGGCTACAGCGCGAAGGCTTCCCAGATGGATTCCGCGTGCTCTGCCACAACTGCAACATGTCCTACGGGTTTTTCGGCTATTGCCCGCACTCGTCGGTGACTTGAAAAGTAGCCATGTGATTACACCTTCACAGTGAAATTAGGCGCAGGATGCCCCCGATCGTCTTCATTGCAGCGTGGCCTTTTTGCCAACCTGAGTGACGGTTGCAGTGAGCCCAAGCACGGATTGGGGAGGCAGCGCCCCGGAATCAATCAGTGTTATGAGCTGACCGGCAATCTGGATCGATCCGGACAACAGGTCAGCCGTATACGTGAATGCAATCGCCTGCCCGGTAATCGCCGTGGCGCCAGCAGTAAGCGGTGAACTGATGCCAAAGCCCATCGACTGGCCGGACACCGTAATAGTCCCGCCTGTTACTGGCAGGGACGTTTCGCCTGTTGCTGATAGCGCGACGTCCTGGCCGGAAATGCTCACCGCGCCGGCAGTCACCGCCATCTGTCGCAGCGTTGACAGCGACTGACCTGCGTGACTCACGGCGCCCGCGGACACGCTGGCCGTAATCTGCAATGCAAGTGACTGGCCGGCGATTGAGATAGAGCCAGCGGTTACCGGGAGCGAAACGTTCTCCCCGGCATCGAGCGCGACGTCCTGTCCGCCGATTGAGATCGCGCCACCCGTGAGAGCTTGCGTCAGTTCCGCAGCGATGGATTGCCCGGCAACCGTAACAACTCCGGCATCCCACGGCACCGCGTATTCGAACAGCTGATCCTGGCCTGCGACAGTAATCGCACCAGCGCTCAGCACGGCGGTGCGATCGAGCGTCACGCTCTGGCCGGCGACCTCGACAGCGCCAGCGCCGACGGCTTCAGTGAGATTCGCCGTGACCGACTGGCCCGCAATCGAGATGGCGCCAGCCTCTACTGAGAGCGCCGTGTCCGCTCCTGCATTGAGCGTGACGTCCGATCCGGCAATGGAGATTGCGCCACCGGTTAGCGCCGCAGTGTGTGCCGTGGTGACTGACTGGCCTGCGACGGTGATCGCGCCAGCGTCAACATCGAGTGTGACGTTTCCCTCTTCGGCCGCCTCCGCCAACGCCATGGCGATGGAGTAGTAGATCTCATCACCGTTGTTCGTCGTCCACGTAAGTGCCTTGGCATCCGTGGATATGACTCCGGCGTCCTGGGGTTTGCCGAAGAACGTAGCACCGCCATAGGGCCATATGCGCGGACGGCCAGTATCACTGACTGCGGTGTCCCAATTGTCGGCACTGCCGATGCAGTAGGACAGCCCCCACACGATGGCCGGTGCCGAACCGGGCGTTGCAGATACCGTGATGGCACCCGCGCCAGTTCCCGGTGCGGCTTGCCGCACCCCTGTGGGATTGGCGACAAGCGCAGATGCGGTGAGAAGGCCGGAGAATTCCTCGACTTGGATGCCAGGGAAATCCACGTCACCACCACTGAACGTGACGTTGGCATCGCTCGCGGTAGCCGAGACGTTCTCGTAGATCCCCCAGCGGACGCCGGCGCCGTCAGCGCCGTTGTAAAAGTGGCCGCCTTGGATGAACGTGCCCCACGCCGATGGCATATTGACCGTGGCTTGAGTGCCGCGGAAATAAGAGACGGCAATGATGATGAGATTGCCGGCCGCAGGCGTGTAGTTCGCCGACAGCGCGATAGACGACTGACTGGTCGTCCCGGGTGCGTTGTCGTCGTAATCGACGAATGCCCCGGCCACCTAATTCAGTCCCCGTACTCGATGACAAATTCCCCGCGTTGCGCATACGACAGCGCCTCGGCATAAAGCGGGTTCGACGCGTACGCCCCCACGAAAAGCATTGTGTGCTGGGGGCCATATCCTTTGCCGCGCAGCCGAAGCATCACATCGAGATAAATCCACGATCCAGCCTCCATGCTGTGGCTGGCGGCATAATCGGTGGCCTCCGTCTCGTTGCCGGCGAGCATGAAAATCATGTTTGGCCTCCGCCTTTAGTTTGCGCGCCCACTTAACTCAATCTCCCGATGGTTGCCGCCAAATGGCGACACAGGCTAGGATGGTCGCCAGAACAACAACGACAGGGATGCACATGCTCAGTCACATCGACGTGCTCAGAAATCTCGGCCCGCTGTCTACGGCGCACTTCACATTTCAGAGAATCCGAAACCGACTTGCGCCGCCTGAATTGCTCACCGTGCGCAGCAAGCACGCGCGCTATCCACTCCAGTGCCGGCGCGGCACCAGCGACCTCGAATCCTTCGGGCAGGTATTCAGTCACCGCGAGTACCGCTGCCTCGATCACGTGAGGGGCGCCCAGCTCGTCATCGACTGCGGAGCGAATGTCGGCTTCAGTTCGGCATACTTCGCCACTCGCTTCCCGCATGCCGTGGTCGTCGCTGTCGAACCCGACGTGGGCAACTACGCGCAGATGATCTGCAACCTCACGCCGTACGGATTTCGCATCCGGCCGTTTCGTGCGGGCATCTGGTGGCGCTCCGCCGGGCTCATGGTCGGTGACTTTGCCGGCGGCGACGGCCGCGAGTGGGGGCGTTGCGTCCGGGAAGCCGAAGCCCACGAGATCCCCGAAGTGCAGGCCGTGGATATCGCCTCGTTGCTCAGGGAAACCGGTCACGATCGAATCAGCGTGCTCAAGATCGACATTGAGGGTGGTGAAGAATCTCTCTTTGCCGCACCCTGTCCGTGGCTCGACGTCGTCGACAATCTCGTCATCGAAACCCACGGGCACGGCTGCGAGGCCAGCGTGCGCAAAGCCTGTGAGGCTCACGGAATCACCCTCAAGCGCTTCAATGACGAGCTCATGGTGGGCGTCAGGTAATCGCCCATGGACCAAGCCTCGTGAGCGAGATACGCACCGCTGAGATGGTTCGCGTCATCGGGTAGGTACCGCCCGATGCGCTGTTCCAGCCGCCAATCTCGACTAGCTGAAAGCCGCGCGCCGCGTCGCCTGCATCTGCGTTCATACGCAAGTTGCTGAACGTGTCGACCTTGGTTTCGCCCTTCCAAACTTCTCCCCACCCATCCGTACTGGACGACGTGGACGAGAGGCGAACCCCAAACTCGAAGAACTCATTGGAGCCATCCCAGGTAAAACCCACTTCAGGTTCGGGGTTCCACTGGAACGCATTCGCAGAGTTCTGAAAAAAGATCGTCTTGCAGTTGCTGCCGCCACCATCTGCATCCAACGAAAAAATAATGTCGTGGCCGCGGTCGCCGCCGAAGTCGGTATCGAAATTCCCGCAACGAATCCATTTCTCTCCCGAGAATACGTTCTCGCCCGGCGGGCGGCCCTCGTAGAGAGAAATCCAGATTTCACGCGGGTCCGAGCCGCTATCCGCCCCGCGCACATCGACGAGCAGCCGTCCGTTGTGCTCGACGCTCTGATAGGAAGCCGAGAAAAAGCGATCCTTCTCGGCCGGGATACGGCTATCCGCGAGAATCGCTGAATGCACGCTAGACCGTGCCAGCATCGCGACAGCACTGGGCTCTGAGTTTCCCGCTACGTAGCCCAATGCGGCATAGGTCGCCCCTACCGAGACCGGCGCGGCGTCTTCGGGATGAGTGCTGAAGTCGTCATGAAAGAACGATGAGACTTCCCCACCTCCGCCGAACGACTGCCCGCCAGCGCCGCTGATCAGAAAGAAGCCCACTCAGACCACCGGAACGGACGAGCGAAGCATCAGCAGACCCACTCAACCCGCCCACATCTCACGCAGCTCGTTTTTGCGCGGCCCGGGCAGTCTGACCGAGCCTGGGCCCATTGCGGTGCCCTTCGGCTTGCGCGGGATGGACCGGCCCCGCCCGTCGATGACGGTCATCGAGCGATAGCCGCCGCGGATCACAACTTCGCCCCACGATACCCTCACGTACATCGGCACGATGTGAGTGGGCTTGTAGCCCTTGAGGCGTGTTCTCACGCTGTCGAATGTGATGGGGCATAGGCCGGGAACGCCGAAAGCGATCCGCGTTGGGTTCACCGGCATATCGCGACGTGCTCCCGGCCCCGATAGGTCGGCGAGTCGAGCGCCACGTCACGCTCATCGACGTAGCGGTAACTGTTGCGACCGACGCGGAACACCTCTTGCCCGCATGCCACCCCCACATCCACCCGGCCCTGCACCGTCCCGCGTACCGTGGCGGTCTCTGCGAGGTCGGCGACAGGCTCGAAGACAGGCCGGCTGCCGGCTGCCGCATCCGCGACCCGCCATGTCTCGGTGGGCGGCGGCACGACGCACGCACCCGTCGGCGCACTCGCTGGGAGCCATTCTCCGGCGCTCCAGCAGGTGGGATAGGCAGCGGTCGTGTAGGTACGGGTCTGGTCCCATGTGCCGACAGCGGGCGCGACGCATGCGTTCGTGCGAGTTTCCGCGGCGGGCTGTGGAGCGGTGCAGGTGGGCGGCGGAGGCTCGGGAGCCGTGACCGTACGCGAGGCTACCTCGGATGGAGCGCTGCGCAGATCCTCCAGCGTGATCGTGTACAGACGCCAAAAGTACGTGCCCGGCGCGAGATTTTCGACCAGATAGGACGTGCTGGTGGGGGATACCGTACGAATCGGGGACCACGGACCACCAGCCGATGCAGCCTGCTCAATCTCAAAGCCTAATGTCGGGCACTCGCTCAGCAACGCACCGTCAGCACACGCCGTGGGAGCGCTCCAGCCGAGCAGGACATTGCCCGTCGCTACCGGGTCAGTAGGCGGCGCCGGGCCACCCACCGTGAAGCTCGCCGTGTGCGTGGTCGAGCCCGTGGCCGTGATGGTGTGCGCGCCGGCCGGCAAGCTCAACATGAAGTTGTCCCCGCCCAAATCAAACGGGCAGGACTGCTCTGTGTTGCGGAATACCCCGTCCACCCGGTACGTCCACGGGCCAGGCGGGCAGGACTGCAGGCGTACGTTGATCGGGCCGCTAATCGTCGTGCCGTGAAGCGGCTGGTACGTGCCGTTGGCGATAGGCGAGTACGTGATCTGCGCCCACGCGGGTGCAGCCAGCAGCAGGGCTAGCGTGAGGAGATAGCGCAATGGGGGGCTCCAATAAAAAAGCCCGCTCGAATGGCGGGCCTTATGGGAGAGATAGCTTGTGTAGCGTAGATACGCTAACCCGAAATTGTGACTGCCGCAACAAGGGATTACGGAATCATCCCTCGTCTTTGAGCTAACCGCGCTTCGCCCAGAACGGATTGCTAGGCCGACAGTCCCCATCTCCGCAGTTGCAATGCTCTGGATAGCATTCGCAATAATCCTCGCCTCGCGAAGTCAGTTCGTAAAGCTGCTCCAGCGTTCGGCTTGAGACAAACTCTTTCAGGGCTTTCCCGGATTCGGTCAGCCAACCATAGCGCGATGAGGTTCCGTATTCGATTTTCTCGTCACGCGTGAGCACGCTGATCAACAGCCATGCAACCGGCGCAGACACAGCCGCTTCAAGATTTCGGTAGTCGTAACTACCCTCCTGCGGGACCGCTGCAAGGAAGTCTTTCAGGGCGCGCAGGGTGTGTTCTTCGCCGGTACCATATCCATAGCCAAACACTCCGCTTTCCCAATCCGTGAAGTTGTCTTCGATGGACTTCATACTGGGGTTGTCTGCAAGACCTTCACCGCCACCGCCTTGCCTTCCAGCAGATACGGCTTCAGGAAATGCTCGCACCACAAGCCGAAGCTCTTTTCATAGGCAACCAACGCCTGCATTACTTCAACGATCTCGACTTGGAATGGCTCCCCGCTTGGGTCGGTGGCCATGCCGGACTTCGCCAGTTCCGGAGCGGAATCTTCCGCCAGCAGTGCAGCAGCTTCTTCCAGCAGCGCTTTTGGCTGGCCGGCGTAGTGCTCGGATAGCCACCGAAGCTCGGCAACCAATTCCGCGTTTTTCTTCGTCGTCATGTCCTCGCCACTATCGGCGAGAAAGAAAACTCCAGAATCTCCGCTTTCCGAATGAGCGTGACCCCGTCTTTCTCTTCGGACTCAAGCACGCGTGCTCCGGGGTTGCCGAACATCTCAAGGAACAACTCCTGCGTGACCGGCACGTCCGCAGTGAACTCGACAAACAGTCGGCCATCTGCCTGATGCACGGTTCCGATTACGCGTGAGTGATCGTGGTTCAGCAGGATAGGGATCATGTGGTTCTCCGGAATGTCCCTTGTGCGTCCTCGGCCAACTGCCAATCAACACCGTTTTCGTCGGTAGCAGACAGGATCGTATCCTCCTCGGCCCAGTACGCACGAGACGTTGGGCCGGGCTTGCGGATGGGAAGAGCCAGGAACTGCTCTGCCGTCTTGGGTTGCTGTCTAACGACCATCGCCGGGCTCCGGTGAAGTTCTCTCGTCTCGACGCTCAGGTGGCGTAATCTCACACCAATCCGTGATCTGATCTGGCGCCGCGAACCAGATTTCCCCTCCGTCATCTTCCCAGCTTCCACCGCCTTCTGGGAAAGCTGAAAAGGTCGCGACGAAATATCCGAGACCCCGGCCGTAGCACAGCGTCTCGCCATTCTGCCGCGGCAATTCAGACAAAGCATCTCTCCAGTTCACGGACTCGCTCCGGTTCTCTCGTCTCGATGTTCACCGAACATCACGCGTAAAGTCATGATAAGCACGACCGCGCGTAGCCCAGCGATGCTGATACAGCCGCTTTCTGCTCTCCGCGAGCTTCCTCATGGGCTCCACAGCAACCTTGCTCCATCGAAGCGACCAGCCGGGCCGGGCGTACCTCTCAAAGACGCGTTGCCACGAATCATTGAAAGCAGCCTTGTCGTCCCCGGTGTACGAGTACCACTCACCCACCGTCTGCCATGGCGCCATCACCACATGCAGGTCCGTCTCCAGAGCAAACGCGATCTTTCTCGATGGCAGCGCAACCGTCGCCAGAATCTTCGGTGTCACCGCGCACGATTTGCGCAATTCCTCGAGCCGCCTCAACGGCGCGTCTGACATTCCGATTTTGATGTAGATCGGCGCGCCGTCCTGACACATCAGCATGTAGACGTACGAACCGCGGAGCCTGCCGTCCGAAGTGAACGTCGGCACACCGACAAGGCTCATTCTGGATCGACTCCCGCGATTCTCATGCGAGCCCGAGACACCCGCTTGCGTAACGTTTCTTCTGTAATTCCAGCTATTTCGCAGCGCTCACCCACACTCCAGAGTGTACCATTTTCCTTCACTCGCGGGACGTACCAAAGCCACACCGCTTCTCGTTCCTGCTCGGGAAGTCGGATCACTCGCTGATGGGTCGTGTAGACGTCGATGGGCATTTCAAGGCACAGAATGCGATGACCCGGAACACCAGCATCGCTGCCGATGTACGCCTCCAGAATGTTGACGCCGGGATAGCCGTCGAAGTGCGAGTGCTTCTCCATCCAGTTGCCCCACCGGTTGAGTATCGCGTTCAGTGAGCGCTTCTCTGTGAGCGTGAGCCGACTTATTCGCGGAGTGCCGATCGTGATCGGGCGTGGGCGCACCGCTACGGTGATCGGCGCTATCGAACGGCGGTCGAGCTTGGCGTTCATGAATTAGTTCCACGTGAAACCATTACGAAATCTTGCTCCCGAGCGCCCTACACGCTTCGTCAAACGTCTTCACCACAGGCACATTCCACGCGGCCAACATGTCGAGCTGCGACTGCTTGCGCTTGCGGTACTTGGTGATGCCGTCGATCTCGAGCAGCGCAAGCTGACCCGAGCCGCGGTGACGGCAGAGCAAGTCGGGTAGCTCCTCGCTGCTGAGGCGCACGCAGTCCCAGCCGATGGACTCGAGGGCATCCACGATGCCAGACTCGGGTACGTCGCGCCTTGGCGCGTACTTCGGCCTCATGCGCCCGCCTTCGCATCGCAGGTGGTGGATGAGACCGCGCGCCGGTGGCGGTCTACCTCATCGTAAGCGTCCCACATCCGGTTGCTCTGCAGGCGAGCGATATCGATCACGTCCCTCGCCGATATCGCCATGGCTGCCCTGTTCGGGCGTGCCTGTCGCTTGATCGATACGAGCGGCGCGACGTCGTAATGATCGCGGATCAACAGGATGCCGCTGATGGGCTGGATGCAGCCAAGCAGCTCGTCATCCCAGATTGCGCGCGGCATGCAGTAGTAATGCTTCCAGATCTTCGCAGGGTAAGCGCGTGGCGTTCGTGGTCGCTCCTGTCCCCACGGCCATCGGTCCGGCATGTCAAACCACTTGTCCTTGGCAGCATCCGCCTTCAGGTCGGCACGGCTGATCTTGATTTCGATATCCACGAGGCGCAGGTCGTTGCGTACCACCAGCAGATCGCACTCGTGCCCGGTCCACTGACAGTCCGGCACCATGACGACATGCTGTGCCCTGAATACGTTCAGGTGCACGGCTCTCGCGATCTCGCGTGCCGTCCACTTCATGTTGCCGCCTTCGCATCCGCCTGCACCTTGCGCTCCTGTCGCGTAGCAATAACGTTGATGAGGCGTTGAAGCATGAACTGCATTCGCTCGGCATCCTCCTGGCGCAGCTCGAAGCAGTCCCAGTGTCCGTACTTGCATTTGTAGCCGAAGAGATACCGGATCGCAGTCCACAGTCGCTTCCAGCCTAGCGGATAGGCTCCGAGAAATACGGTCGTGTAGATACTCGGCTCGTCCTCGTCAAACGACAGAATGAATCGCAACGTATGCTCATCACTGCCACACGAGCACTCGAAAAATTCAGTTCCATCAAGCATTAGGTATTCGCCTTCGCATCCGCATCGGCCTGCAAATGTGGAAACGAACGGCTCACAGTGGCACACTTGTTGCGATGTTAATCAACGCCATGAATGCCCTGTTTAAGCTGCTGCTTGAGAATCCGCGCGCCGTCATCGAGTCAGGCGTGGTCATTCCGTGCGCCCTCCATGGACTACTGGCGCTTGAGGATGACGAAGTGATCCTCCGCAATGCGGGCACTCGGGCGGGCCTTCGGGCATTGCCCGGTGCTCGGCACGAGCGCTTTCCTGATGAGTTGCGCACCGGCTGATGTAGGCCGGCCCTGCACAACCACAAGGAAGTGGGTATTTGATCTTCACGATCGGTTCATTCATCGAAAAACCCCATTCGCAAACTGTTGCGCCTTGGCGAACGAGTCCGCGGGCGGGCCGCAACGCATGCGGTTCTCCGCAAAAAGCTGATACCGGCACTCGCCAGGATCGTCGAGCACGTCACCCAAGTAGTACTTCCGGCATCGAAACTTTCCGCATTTCGTTTCCATCAGCCAGTTGTTCACTTTTACCCATTCCAGTTCCGGAGACTTGGGAGCATTGCTGGCACATGTGGCAAATGTCGTGCTGCCCGCGTTCACTGCGAACCTCGAATCGATTCATTTTCAGTCCACCAGTTGAGGCCATACGACAAGCTGTATCGCCCCCACCCCATATATGAGCTTTGACTTTCTTGCCGTTTTTACGAATCAGCCAAAGAGCCATCGCTATCCTCATTTCAACTAAGAGTCAGAGAGGATCAAGAGACCGGAACATGCGGAGACGAGGAGCAAACCTAGCCCCGTAAGCCGGGTTTGCCTTCACATGCGTCGACGTATCGCATGACCCGCCAGCCGTTCGACGCAAAGGCGCTAGCTTCGCCACCTTTATTCCCCTGTTTCAGCGTCTATCCACGGTAGGGGTTCTCATCGCGCCGCCGTGGTTGCATTTCTGGCCCCCGACGCGATGGTTCGCGTCAACTCAGTAGCTCTCGCATTCTCTCCACCACGACATGCAATCCCATGTTGGCGTGCAGGTCGTTCCAGTCCGTTCCAACCTCGTAAGGCATCGTCCAGCGCAGCCCTGTGGCTTTTGCAGCCTCCTCGCCGGTAGCGGAGTGATCGTTGTCCGCGGCAACCACGGCGCTCCGATACGCTTTCGCCACGAGCTCCAGATTCTTCGCTGAGAAGCACACGATCACCGCGTGCTCGCCCGGCAGACGCTTCAGGGCGGCATCGATTGACAAGCCGGTAGCGAACCCCTCGCACAGCACGATGCGGCCCTGGGGCGCGCCAATGCGAAATACGGCGCCTTTCGCCCGGCCGCCTGGAAGGAATTTTTTACTTCCGTCCTCCGCGATCAACTGCGCAGAGAGAATCCGCGAGTAGTCGCGCGAGTCGCGCATGGGAATGACGAGGTTCTTCTTCTCGTCGATCAACTCGCGTCGCTGCGGAAATCCCTTGCGCTCGAGGTAGCAATGCGTGCCAGAGCGGCACGACGCAATGAGCGTGCTCGCCTCGATGGCCGCTTTACGCTGCCTCTCACGCTGCTCTCGCGCGAATTGCTGCTCGCGACGACGGGCATCTATGAGCAGTCTGCGAGACTCCGCATCATCCCTGTGTGTGCTGTCCGTCCATGTCGCAGTGAAATTGCTCGACCAGTCACCGAAGATTGCGAGAGTCGGCGTGATGACTCGACACCAGCCAGCGCGGTTGGGCTTGCTCTTACCGGCGCCAGGAAAGCGCACCCAGCGGCCCGGAACAATCCGCGGTGGCGGCGTCATGCCCGCGGCGGCGATAGCATCGTTCAGTGTCATCCGGCCTCAGCGAGAGGCTTCGGTGCGGGCGCGCCACACATAGGGCAGTCTTCTTCACCGGGAGCGAACGCGCGGCCGCAGCCGACGCAATACACATGCTCAATGCAATGCTCGTGCTTTTCTCGCTCGTATTCGTAGAAGCGCTCGTCACAGGCTGAACAGTAGTAACGAACATTGGGCCACAGCGGGACAACGTTCATGCCTGCGCCTCGTGCCGGGTCTTCGTCTGCATCGCCCGCCATGCCCAGTCGAGACTTTTTATTTTGTTGCGCGTATTGCGTGTAACCGGAGATGACTCTGTCTGATCGAAGACGAACTCGCGCGGCGGCCATCTGCCTGTGATATTGCGGAACAGATTTGCAGCCCTTCCGGCCTGCTTCTCGGGCTTGCTGTATGCGCGCGCGTAACCACAGACCTGTCGCCATAAATCAACTTCGTCTGCCGCGAGCACTTTTCTGTTCTTACCGCTGCCGATCACCACCTCCCGCATCTCGCCAACCGACGTATCTTCCAGAGCCTGCGTTGGCTTCTCGAAACCGCACGCAAGGCAGCGCCGGCTGAATGGCTTGTGCGCACACTGAGGACAGCCGGCAGGCGTGAAATCCGAATCGTCTTCACGTGGCTTACTGTCGAGCTTTTCCGATTCATCCAGCGAGCGAAATCCGTTGTAGTAGATATCCTCGAACTCCGGCATGAACCGCACGATGTTGCGAGTAAAATCCAACAGGATGCAGTTGGTCTTGCCGGGCGACGAGCGCAGTCCGCGCCCCCACATCTGAATCGCCGTAGACAGTGATTTACGCAACGGGCGCGCATCGATGACGCAACCCACATCGGGCACGTCGAACCCCTTCGCGAGCTTCTCGACTGACACCAGAATCCGCACGGCCGAATCCGGCTTGCGGAACTCCTGCAGCAGATCCGCGCACTCGGCATCACTTGTTTCGGACGTGTAGGCCGCGGCGCTCACGCCAGCGGCATTGAACCGCTGCACGAGCTGTCCGCAGTAGGCGATATCTGCACCGAATGCGATGGTCTTACGGTTCTCGCCGTGAGCAATCCATTCCGCCACCACGTCTCCGATGATTTTCGCCTCACGCTCCGAGGCAGCCTCACGAGTCCATTCGCCTTTGTTATCTGTCGCCGCACCCTTCATATCGGGCGCCGTGCAAGACAGAATCTTCATCGGGACCAGCACTTCGGCCTCGGTGAGCTCGTGCATCGTCGCGGCGTTCACGACGTTAGTGAAGTATTTCCCGAGCCCCCTGGTGCATGGGGTCGCAGTAAGCCCAATCACGGGCGTACGTCCGGCCGTCAGCAACTCCTTATGCGCCGCATGCAGGACATGGGCTTCGTCGATCACCACAAGGTCAGCAGGCGGCCAGTAGCCACGCTTGCCTATCGTCTGCACGCTTGCGATCTGGAACGGCAACGAGTTGTCGCGCCTCCAGTGATTCGCCTGCACGATGCCGTGATGATGCAGCCCATACTTGTCAGCATTTTCGCTGCACTGGTTGATGAGCGTGATGCGATCGCAGACGAATGTTGCGCGCCGGCCCTTCTTCAGCGACTCAGAGATGAGCATGAGCGAAGCGATTGTCTTGCCACCACCGGTTGGCAGCACGAGCAACTGATTTCGATGACCCGCGCGGAGCCCTTCGCGCAGGCTTTCGATCGCACGAGTCTGGCACTCGCGCGGGGGCGGGAACGCAAAAGTGCTGTGCGTATCGAACAAATCGCCGTTCATGCCGCCGCCGTCTCCATGATGGCTACGCGCTCGCGCAGCGCTTCGTTCTCTTCGCGCGCCCTCGCCAAATCCCTCTTGAGTTTCTCTATCTCCCGGTCCCGCGCTTTGACGAAACGAACCGCCTCGCCGGCCTGCGATTGATAGTGATCCCGCGATGCCTTTAGCCCCTGCATCTCGCGATGGACTTTCTTCAGCTCCTCATACATAGCCAGGAGCTTGTCGTCGGCCATCATCACGTTCTCGACGTTCGCCTTACAGGCGTCGTCGTCTTCCGGTTCGTAGTCGGTGAAGTCGAAATCGGGAGCCGGAATAACTTCAACAGGCGACGGCGTTGGCTTGGTCGCGTGTTGCCCGGGCTTCTGGAGATCGACCACGACAGCGGACGGCTGTTGGGCCTGCGGAGACGGAGACGGCTGTGCCGGCGGCGTGACTGGTTCCCGTTTTTTCTGTTTATTTTCAACGCCGAGCAATTGCCGAAGAGAGTCAAAACGGACACGCGTGTCCGTTTTGACCGCGGCCTGCATATAGCGGCGCGCCTGCCGGTCCGAAAACTCACAGTTCTGAACGACCCATCTCTCAAACTCGCCGTGCTTGACCGATACCTTCTTTGTCGCAAGCATTTTTCCGCACCGGATTGCGTGCTGAATGGCAGTCTCGGCGGATGAGCGCGCGAGCCGATGCGCCTCATTGATGTCTTTCGCGGTCGGGGCCGGCAGTTTGGATTCACGCGGCATGCGAGCCCCCACGCAGAGAGAATCGGCGCGCCGCGTCGCACGTAAACAGAAGCCGGGGTTCAGGCGATCTGCCCACACGCGGCGCACCGAATTTGAAATTCATCAGACCCTCAAGGCCGCGTGCGACCGCGGCGTCAGCTCAATCGTTATGCGACTTCCGCAGTCTTCGCGCGCTTGGCTTCGTCTCGCTGCATCTGCCGCAGTCGACGCTCGCACTCCTGCTTGCCGATGTGCGGCGTGTACTTGCTTTTCTTCATGATGTAGGCGACGCGAGCGATGGAATAACCCTGCTTTTCCAGCTCTTTTCGTCGCTTGTGCATCTCGCCGCGTTTGAGCTCGACGTCGCTGAAAAACTCACGGGATACCGTCCCGTCCGGGTGCTGCATCTCTTGCATATCAACCTCTCCCAGGAGAGTGGACGTTGGTGACTTCCATGCGGAACGCCTCCAACTCGTTGTGAATGAGGCCCATCTTTTCGAGGTCCTTGTCTGTGGGCTCGGCGTCCTCGTCCATGATGCACATCAGGGCCGCATACAAATGCTGCGCGCCCATGAAGAACGCCTTGCGCATTTCGTCCACCTGAACGGCTGGCGCGTCCTTCGGAAGCACCAGCAGGAGCATCGACTGCCAACCTGCCTCTATGAGACGGCCATCGGCGGTGAACCGCTTCATGAGTTCGTCGTGGAGACGGCGCTGTTGTTCGTTCATGCCAGCGACTCCAGACTTGCGCGCGAAGGCGGCAGCACGCAGACCACGCTTTGCGACTGCATGCGGCTGACGACGACGTCCGTCTTGGTTTGGATCTCGATACGCACGCGACCGCTCACGAGCACACGCAAGCGGTCGCGCCAGTCGAGATGGCACACGCAGCCGGTGACCATGTAGGACGGCGCAAAGCCTTCGGTGTCTTCCGGAATAGGCAATCGGCGCTGCGGAAAGAGCCGGTCGAGTAATCGGCGGCCCAGCGAGCGCGGAGTCGGAGCAAACGTGGCGCAGTCGGTGTTCATGAATTCCTCTTGTGCTGATCTCATCCTCTCGCCCTCACTGCGAACACGAGGTGCGATAAACGCGCCGCACCAAGCAGTAAGCGCTCCCCGCGCCGCGCCCGAAAATCCAAGTTGCATTTATTTGCAGACATAAGTCTCGGGTGCTACGGTCTGAAGCTCGGAAAAATACAGCGCACCGCTCGAGGCCCCTGACCCTCCCCCGGAAGGAAGTGCGCGCGAAGCCAAGGACTGGCATGGGTTACGCGTGGTCCTCAAGGAGCGAACATGGAATGCGGTTGTGCCCATCAACTGGGCCGTCCATTGCGCTTGCGCCGACCTCTTCGCGGGGAGATCTTTTCCCAAGCTGTGCGCGTCTCAGCGAGCAGCTGCTCGGCGGTGAACTTACCCCCGCTCAACTCCGCGATGCCTGCGGCGTACGCGGTCAGTCCTGACAGGTCGGTCTGCGGCAATCGACAGTTGTCGCGCCACTTCTGCACGGCCGAAGGGCGAATCTCGAAGCGATTTCCCAGTTTCGTCAGCCCAATATGGTCAATAGCGCTTGCGACGATGCTTTGCATGCTCCAAAGTTTACACCGGAAATGGAAGATAACAATAGACCCGGAGTGTAAACGCCTTGTTTCACACTTCGGTAATGGCAAAGGCACCGCAGGAAACGTTCTGGGACAGGCTCGAAGAGTCCAGTCAGGACGTCGGCTTGCCGTGTGGCCTATCGGATATCGGGCGCGAGCTCGATATCTGGCCCTCGGCGGTCCAGAAATGGCGGGACGGGGACGGACTGCCAGGACAGAAGAACTTGATTACCTTGGCGATGAACCGAGGCGTCAATACGGAATGGCTGAAAACGGGCCGCGGCCCGAAGCTATCTGAGGACGCCATGGACGCCGCTACCCGCGAATTGCTGTCTATCTGGACGAAGCTGGACAAGAGCGCGCAGGAAAGGCTCCTGCGGGCCGCGAAGTACGAGAAGACAGCCTCAGAGCCCCCGCCTGACCCGGCCCCTGCGTCGCCTCCTGCGCGCCCACATCCCCATAGGCCCTAGCTAGGACGTTCGAATACCGCGCCGCAGAAAAGCGGCCGCGCTTACACTTTCGTTCACCGCTTACACTTCGGGTGTTGACACGCTTACACCGGAAGCGTAATGTCCGTCCTCACTGGCCCGATACACGGGCGGGAGAGACGGAATGCAAAGGCAGGCAGGCAATCAGGCGAAGGGCGGTATGCCAGTTCTCCCAGAACTGAACGAGTTCTACCGGCTCACAAATGAAGATCACATGATCTTCCGCCGCCGAACGACCGTCGAGACACAGGGCCGGTATCACAAGGCGGACCGGGCGGACGCGCAGTTGCTGCTGGCCAAGCAGTGGCCTTATCAGACGTACCTGCCGCGCGCTCTGCGGGTGCGCTCATGAGCGAGCAAGCGACAGTCACCGCAGAAGCCCCGATGGATACGGAAACGCTCGAAGCTCTGCGTGGCTCCATCCGCAAATGGGAGCGAGTCGTAGCCGAAGGCACCGACGGCACGCTCTGGAAGGATTGCCCGCTGTGCCTGATGTTCTGGGACGACGACTGTCACGGCTGCCCAGTGATGAAAGCCACAGGAATGAGCGCTTGTCGCGGGTCGCCTTTCGCCGCGTATGACGATGCGCGCGAATCGTATTTCGCAACGGTAGACGGTGCGCACGTCGGCAGCGACCCGGCTGTCGTAGCCGCCGCCCAAGCCGAGCTCGACTTCCTGAAGTCCCTGCTGCCTGCCGGGGTGACGGCATGAGCACGCTTGCAAGTGAGGCGAAAGGGAAAGTGGGCTCTCAGCCTACTCACATCCGCTTCCGCATCATGAGGATGCGCGGAAGTGACGGAAAGCTACTGCACGGTCGGCAGCATCCGGACCCGACCGTTCCGCCAGCGCGCTACCTACACATCGAGCGGGTTGACGGCATCGATGTGCTGAGCGGGTACCTCGCCCCCGATACGTTCACGCACGTGATGCGTGCCCTCGTGAGCATCGAGTACGGCACGCCGAACTGGTGCGAGAAGTGCCACATAGCCGGCCATAGCTATTGCCGCTGCGAGATCGCCTCCAATGAATAGGCACTGTCAGGCAACGAGCAGAGCCCGGCCGGCGCTAGTTCTGGCTCGACACCTCGCAGGCAAATTCGGCGGAGACGTGCGAGACCATCTCTGCACCTATCTCGGATTCACGAGCGGCGATCACATCTTTCGTGACAAGCGCGGGCGCGTATGGTCCGTGGACCTTGTCACAGGCGACTGTTTGCTGTGCGCGGGACTCGTTCCCTCTCAGTGGAAACATCCGCCGAGGCTCGCGGCATGAGCACCGGACAAGAAAGCAGCGCGTACACCTCACGCAAAGCCGACGCGCTCCCGGATGAGGATGTTTCGAAATGAAGCCTTGCAAACACCTCGATCACAACGAAGCCACTTACGGCGAGACGTGCGAGTTGAAGACGCTCGACGGCTTCTCCTGCCCGGTGAAGTACTGGAAGCGAAAGCTCGTGCCGTACGAAGGCGCGCCCGAGAACGTGCAGTTCTGCGGCAAGGGGCGCGGCCGGATCAACGGCATTTTCAACTGCTACAACGAAGGCGAGATGCCGTGTTACGAGCCAAAGCAGCGCGTCCAGACGCTCGAATGCCCTGTGTGCCGCACGTGCCACGACCTGCCGCTGTGCCCGGAGCGCAAATGATCACCGAGGACGTCTACACGCAGATCGAGACGCGCGAGCTTGCGAGACTGCGGGCGATTGAAGCAGCGGCCCTGCGCGTGGCCGGCAGCCGCCGAAGCCGCAAGGGCGGTGGCTCCAATATCTGTGATGCCAAGACGCTCGACCGGCTGGATGAAGCGCTGGAGGCGCGGTCGTGAACGCACTGCTGAAGCCGATCACCGCACGCTGTATCACGCGACCCGTGCTCAACAACCAGAGCATCAAATGCTTCGGCGTTTGGATGCAGGCGAACATCGTAGCGCTGAAAGAGTACTACGTCGCGACCGGCCACGATCTGCCCAACCCCAGGAAAGACGGGCACCTGAAGGCTGACGGTGACGCGCACAGGTTCATGACGTTTTGCCAGATCCAATGGGACCGCAAGAGAGGTGTCCTGTGATGAGCTACCGACGAGCACGAGAGAGTTGGACGCCGACCAACTGGGAAGCGTTCTTGAAGCGAGCCCACGCCGACGCCAACGAGGAGGAATTCGAGCGGCTGTTGGCCGAGATGGAACCGGACGACTTGCGGCACGTGGTGCGCGAGTTGCGCAAGGAATTGGCCGGCGCGCGATTCGCCGCCGAGGTCAATGCGGACACGGTTCGGTCGATGACGCAGGCGCGCCGCAATGGGATCTGACGATCAGCACGTCTGTGAGCCCTGCGAAAACGGGACCGTCCCATGCGGAAAATTCCGCGATGACGACACGGGCAAGTGCATGGGCTGTGGACACAAGGCGGAATGCCATGAGCAGCGCTAACCAGTCCAATGATCAGCGTTGCGATTGTCGCTGCCCAGATGGCCCGTGCACGCACAAGTTCGACGGCCCGGAAATCGAAATCAAGGACGGCGGCATGCTCGATGGCGCGGTCTCTGTGACGTGCTCGAAATGCGGCACGTCTGCGATCTGGCACGACGTCAAGGTGGGTCCATGAATACCGGCGTTTGCATTTGCGAGCGTCACGCCGCTCACGGGATTGCCTCAGGCGCGAAAGTCCCCCCGGGCTTTTCGTTCTGTCCGGTGTGTGAGAACGAGAAGCTGCGTGGCTTGGTACGCGCAGCAGCCTTTGCTCTGGAAGGTATGCGCGAGCACACATACCACGGGCATTTCGAACGGCTGCAGCCGCTCATCACAGAGCTTCTGTCCGCACTGAAGGACGCCACATGAACGGTCCAGGCATCTGCTATTGCGGCGCGTACGGCGGCGGGCGGCACACCAAGTCCGCACGCTGTGATGGCTCCCCTGAGCCCTCGCCTATCCCGCCGTCCTCAAAATTGAATGTGACTCCGGGGGCCACGACAGCCTGCGGGCATCAAGCAAGCGAGTCTTCGGATTCGCGGCCCTCGGAGTTACTCGCCTCAAAACAGTGTTGCGCGGAGCTGGAAGAAGACAAGCAAAAGCTGCTTGCGACCATCGAGCACATGACGGAAGAGTCAGTCCGCACGCGCTGGATGCTCCATTCCATCGTTCGCGATCTTCCGACGAAGCGTGATTGGCTGGACCCTGCAATAGAACGCGAGGCGCGGGCGTATCTCGATCACTCTCCTCCCGAGACGCCACGTGAGCTTGCACCTAGTGAGGCCGCATCGTTCGACAAGGCTTTCGCCAGATCGCCGCGCCGGATCGAGACGACAGCGAATGAACTGCTCGAAATCGCCCGCATCGTTGCGACGATGGACTGCTTCTACTCGGGCGCTACGCATGAGCCGGACTGTAAATGCCTTGTCGGAAGAGCGGAGCGCGCGATCAATCCCAACTCCGCTGAGAAAGCCGATGGTGACTGTCAGCACGATCTGCTGAGACCGGACACGACCATCGAGGTAATCGATCCGTGGAAGGCGAAGTGCAAGGTATGCATCACCTTCTTCGATCTGCCGGGCAAGCCTGCTCAGAAAACAACAACGCCTCTCACCACCGACCCCGCACGCATCGACGCGGAGCAATTCCCGGAGGGCCAGTCGTGACGCTCGAGCAAATCGGCATGGCCGTGATGGCCCTGATTATCCTGATCGGCGTTGTGGCTGCGATCGCTGACTTTGAGCGCAAGCCGAAACGCAAATCCAACATTCGCCTGCCGCGCACGACCGCATGGGACCGCGCGCGCGGGTACTACGGAGATACGAAATGAACGCAGTAGCCCTACCAGCTGACCAGCTTCCCACGACGGGACAGGATGGTGGCGCGTATGAAATCCTGATGCGGGCCGCAAAAGACCCGGCCATCGACGCGCAAAAGGTCCGCGAGTTGTGGCAGATCGCCAGGGAAATCCGACGTGAGCAGGCTGAAGTCGCGTTCAACGTCGCCATGACCGCATGCCAAGCGGAGATGCCTGTAGTCGTCGGAAGAACGAAGAACAGCCAAACGGGTTCGTTCTACGCCGCCTTGGAGGAACTCGACCGCGTCGCGAAGCCAATCTATACCCGCCACGGGTTTGCGCTGTCGTTTGGCACGGCAGATTGCCCCATCCAAGGTTGGTATCGCGAAACATGCAAGGTGTCCCATCTGGACGGGCATTCGGAGAATCGGTTCGCTGACCTCCCGCCCGATCTTGTCGGCATCAAGGGCAATCCAAACAAGACCGGCGTGCAGGGGTTTGGCTCGACCATGAGCTACGGCCAGCGTTACCTCACGAAACTGATCTTCAACATCGTCATTGCCGGGGAAGACAAGGACGGAAACAGGCAGGGCGAGAGAGTGAGCGAGAAGCAAATCGCTGACATACGCGCTCTGCTGACGGAGCTCGGCAAGGATGAGAAGAAGTTTCTCACCTGGGCGAAAGTCGGCGCGCTCTCCGAGATCCCGGCCGCGAACTACTCCGAGGTCATCAAGACGCTGGAGGCGATGCGCCGATGATCGAAGTATTCAACATGCCTCAGGGCAGCGATGAATGGTGCGAAGCTCGGCGCGGCATCGTGACGGCTTCCGAATTCGCGACCGTGATGCGCGAGGGACGCAAGAAAGGCGAGCCGTCCGTTACTCGCCGCGAGTACATGCTCAAGCTCATAGGCGAGCGCCTGACGGGCGATCCCATGTACCGCTACAAAAACGAGCACATGGAGCGCGGACACGAGCAGGAGCCCGACGCGCGGAACATGTACGCGTTCCAGGCCGACGTGGAGCCGCAGCCTGTCGGGTTCATCCGCAACGGCTCCGTGGGCTGCAGTCCTGACTCCCTGATCGGGGACAACGGCATGCTCGAAATCAAGTCAAAGCTGGCACACCTGCACCTTGACGTGCTGCTCGGGGATGCCGTCCCCAGTGAGCACATGGCGCAGATCCAGGGGCAGCTTTGGGTGGCAGAGCGGGAGTTCTGCGATTTCGTTTCCTACTGCCCGAAGCTGCCTCTCTTTGTGAAGCGCGTCCATCGCGACGAGGAATTCATCGAGCGTCTGCGGAAGGCCGTCGACCTGTTCGAGCGCGAGCTCGTCTCGCTCATGGAAACCGTCCAACCGAAGCGGAGCGCGGCATGAGCGACCGGGAATACGACAATACGAACAGGGGTGTCCTGTTCAAAAATGACAAGGAAGGCGGCAATCCGAACTGGCCGGACTATCGCGGCAGCATCAACGTGGACGGCAAGGAATTCTGGCTGGATGCGTGGATCAAAGAGAGCAAGAAGCCCGGCGGCAAGAAATTCATGTCGCTGACCGTGAAGCCGAAGGTGGCCCGCGAACATCAGGGAGCCTCCGGCAATCCCCCGGCGCAGTACGCTGACAAAGGCGGAGACCCATTCTGATGGCCGACATACTCCAGCGCCGCACGCTGACCGGCTGGGTGCCTGAGGGCGCCGAGAGCGAGGCTGAGTGGCGCAAGCAGAAACTCGGGCAGGTGTACCGCGGTAAGTTCTCGAAGCCGCGCAACTACAAGCATCACTGCCTTTTCATGTGTCTTCTGGAACTGACGTTCGACAACCAGGAGCGCTACACGGACGACAAGGCTTTCCGGCGTGCGATTGCATACGAAGCTGGACACGTCGAGGAGTTCATGACTATGGACGGTGAGATTCATCGTCAGGCCCTGCCTTACGACTACGATCACCTTCCCGATGAGGACAATTTCACCAAGGAATTCGGCAAGGCGATGACCGTCTGCGCGGCCATCTTGCGCATGACCGCCCCTGACCTCGAGAACGAGGTAGACCGCTACGCCAGCGAAAACTATCAGACTGAGTGCCCGCGCATCTTCCGCGAGCCAGTACGGGAGTGCGCCGCCTGATGTGGCACAAGAATCAAACGTGGCCGACTCCGGCCGAACGAGCGCGCGAGAAAGCCGCGCGGCAACTCGGATGTGTGCTTTCGCGTAACCGGGCAGCGCGCAAGCTTCCGGTGCCGGAATCTCGAAAAGGCTCGCTGCACATCCATCACCTCCTGAAACCTGGCAAGCGCTACGGGCATGGCTATTCCATCCCGCTGCACTCTTGGTATCACGAGGCAATCATCCCGTATCCGTACACAAGCAGGGCCGAGGCGCGTGCGGTGTTCGGCGCCACCGTGAAGGACGGCAGCAAGGCGTTTCTTGTCGATCACGGCGTGACCGAGTGGGATCTGTACGACGAGACGCAGAAGGAACTGAAGCTCCCTGCGGGGCGTCCGCCGACCAAGATCGTACCGCGTCAGGTTCCGCAGACCGAAGCGGAACGGAGCCTACCTTGACGTACATGGTGGATTCAGAAGGCGAGGACCTGCCGTTTGACGACGGCAAGCGCACATTCGACCTGTCGTTTCAGTGTGATGAGCATGGCGTGCCCTATTTCGCCCTGGGCGTTCCCATGTACTTCGAAACGGTCGAAGACGAACACGCAATCTACAATAGCTGCGGGGTTCTGATAGTCGACTTCAAAGAAGTCATGGAAGAGTACCTCGCGAACATACACGCCGAGGACGGCGGCGAATACGCAAAATCGCTCGCGTCTTACCTGCGCGAGTATGCGGACAAACTGGATGCTGTTGAGGCGGTTCCATGACCTCAGTAACTCCGCAGGCCGGCGACTGGTACCGCGACGGCGACGGGCCCATGTTCGAGATCGTCATGGTTGACGAAGACGAGTGGTTCCTTGAGGTGCAGTACTTCGATGGGACTGTCGAAGAACTGGACCTCGCTGACTGGGACGAGGGAATCAAGAAAGGCGAGATAGTGAAGGTTGATCCACCGGAAAGCCTATAAAATAAGGGGAATTGCGATGTTAATTCTCACGAGACGAACGGGCCAACAGATCGATATCACGCTCGAAGACGGCCGGCGCATCACGATCTTGCAACTGGGGTCGCATGGCAATCAGGTGCGCTACGGCCTGATCGCTCCCAAGACAGTGATCATCGACCGCGGTGAGATCACGAGGCGCAAGTGGTGCGAGGAGCATCCTGACAAGGTGGACGTTCATGTCTGACGCGCTCAGCACCGAGGAGCGCCTCGACGAGCCGCCGTTCACGGTCAAAAGGTATGGGGCCTTTGGCGCGGCAACATGTGCCGAGCTTCGGTGGTTGCATCGAGTGTTCAATCACCCGTTCGCGAGGCTCGAAAAAGGGAAACATGCCGGACGCTGCTCTGTGTGCCGACTTCCTCACAGGAATCCGATCCATGTCTGATGCTCACAATTCCACTGATGAGCGCGCCGATCTGGTATGCGACTGCTTCGGCGATCGTCCGGAGCTTTGGGGTGCTGCCTGCTCGAACTTCGAAGATGACGACCAAGGCTGCTGCTACAACTGCGGCCACTGTAAGGCATGCCATGAGCGGAAGTAACCTCCCTGCAGGCCAGCAGCTAACGCAACTCGGCGCCGAGCAGTTCAACGTCCCGGCCATCCTGCGCATGCTGGATGCAGAAGCCAAGGCCGCATATGGCGGCAGCGAGAGAACACAGATAGAACTTGTCGCCCGACTGGTGCGCGCACAGCAGGCCGAGGCCGAGCGGATGGAACGCGCCCTAGCCGAAACGCACGACGCATGGACGGCTGAGACCACGAAGCGCCTGCAGTCCGTTCACGAACGCGACTGCGCGGTGGAGGATGTGGCCCGCATCGTTACCGACCTTGCGCGTGCTCAGGCATCTCTGGCCCTGCGTAACAACGAGGTTGCGCAACTGCGCGAGACGCTGCGGATATACGGCATCACGCCTGCGGGCGTGGGACCGGCTGCTGTGGGGCTCGGCTACTGCAACGGCGTCGGCGCTGATGGCGTGCCGTGCTTCGTGCGCGCCCACTGCATGCACCACACGCACCCTGACGCGATGACCCGCACGATTGATCCGCCGTTCCGCTGGTGGCTGTCGGACCACAACAGATGGGCGATGGAGTGCAGCGAGTACGTAGAGGACAAGCTCGCTCCGAGCCGCGCCGACAAGCTGCGCGCCGCGCTGGCTGACACGGGCGTGAAGGTCACTGCGTTAGGCCCATGCCCGAAGTGCAAGGCTGTCGACGCCGCCGAGTGCCTGTGCCACCCAGATGAGCAGTGGGAAGCGTCAGCTGCCGATGTGGAAGCGCCTCGTGCACCTCACGAGCACGTCTGGGAACTAGATGGCAGCCATGGCGGTGCGAAATGCGCGTGCGGCAAGCACGCCGATCAATGGTACTGCGAGACCAGCCCGGACCATCTGTGCAAGTACAGCAAGAGCTTCGACTCGTGTGACTACTGCGGCGATCCGGAAGAGCGGAAGTAACAAGGCACAAGGATAAATGAGCATGGCTGACGTAACCGGGCCAATCAGCACGCTTCCAGGCGCCGCGTACGCAGTGCCCGAGGGCACGATGTGTGACGACCACCCTGACAGGCCAGCCACACGTCGCGTGCAAGGCGAGACCGATTCCTTCGGCTGCGAGATGCACGACTTCTGCGACGAATGCTATCTGGAATACAAAGAGAGCGGCGTTTACGCGCCTGACGAGTGCGACTGGTGCAAAAAGAAAGCCGCGGAGATACGGCCTACGCGCGACTACGACGAGGGACTGCATGGACCGGTCTACTACGTATGCGGTCCTTGCCGGAAGCGGCGCGATGACCGGCTCCGCGAAGAGGACTCCAGATATGACAACGGCTGTGATGATTGGGATTAGAGCCACTGAAAGCGAGGCACGCGAGCATGAGTGATCCGCTATACGCCAAACGTTGCGAACAAGGTCTGATGCTGATCTTGCGAAAAACCTGCGGAGCCTGCGAGAACTCCACGTCAGGCATTGGGAGCTGCTACCGCAACCAGCGGACGGCCGAGGCCACATACGGAGCCGATCAGGTATGCGATGCCTGTATTGCGCACCGTGCTCTGTTCGGCCGATCAGACGAAGCGCTTTGAGCGAGGACACCGGCCCTCATGAGTAACGAAACCATCAACGTGACGAACGAATACCTGCTAGCAGAAGAGGCCGCCAACAAGGTGGACTTCGCCAAGGAGTATCCGGTGCAGAACGTCACAGGCCTCGTTCGTGCAGCGTGGCGGCATGGCTATGTGGCCGCGCTGCTCCAGATGCAGGCGAAACATCAGAGCGAGGACACCGCCTCATGAGTGATACCCCAACGAGAGGCGTAGACGGCCGCTCAGTCACGTTCGAAGTGAACGGCGAAAAGCGCGAGATTCATTGCTACCGATGCGAAGACGGCGACGGCTACTACTTCGTGTTCGTGCGAGGCAAAACGGATTATCCGCTGCGGCTGTCGCACGACGGCGTGAACGCGATGCTAGCGGTTTTTCACGCTGTCGCATTCGAGTCGCAACATCAGAGCGAGAAAGGAAAACACAATGCCGATTAACAAAGAGTTCGTCGCCCAACTGATGACTTTCGACAAGAAGGGCGAAGGCGAAGAGGTTGTCGACGAGAACGTTCTGGTGGAAGTCACTGACCTCACCAAAGACGGCCTGATCGAGATCGCTTTCAACGACCGCAACGAGCGGCGCTACCTCAAGTTTCAGTTACCTGAACTGCTGGCGCATGCCTGCCGGACTGTCGGCTCGAAGGCCGAGTGACGCGCTTGTAGATGGACGGCGCGCAGTGACTCACAGCCTCATCACATCCGCGAATTCCAGCGGAATCTTGCGTGGCTTATGAATCTGCCCACAATGCGAAACATGCAAACACACGCGAAAACCGCTGAAAAGGAGATCCCGTTGGACGCGTGGGCGAGCGCACGTTTCGGCGAGCATGCGCCCACCATCGGGACACTCCGCCGCTGGGCACGCCAGGCTCGCATTCTGCCGGTTCCGCGCAAGTACGGCCGCACCTACTACGTTGCCGAGAACGCCCGCTACATCGATCCCTCAGACCCGTCATACGCCAGGGTGTACCGTGAGTCCCAGACAGCGCAGTAAATCGAAGCGGGGATGGCCGACAAACCTCTATGAGCGGGACGGCTATTACTCGTGGCGTCATCCCGAGACCGGCGTAGAGCATGGGATTGGCCGAGATCGCGCGGCGGCATTCGCTCAGGCCGTCGAAGCCAACATCCATTGCGCGGGTCTCGCCGGGCGTCCGCGCCTCATCGATCGGCTGACGGGCACCGCCGACCGCAGCGTCGAGAAGTGGAACGAGAAGTATCAGGCCATGCTCAATAAGGCCGACTTCGCTGCCAACACCCTGCGCACGTACAAGAGCCTCGGCAAGCGCATGGTATCGATGCTGAAGGCCGAGACCCCTCTGCAAAACGTCACGGCTTTGACGATTTCAGAAGGGTTGACGGCGCTGGCTGAGGGCGAAGGCAAGGCGCGCACCGCCCAGGCGCTGCGCAACTACATGCGCGACTCCTTCCGCGAAGCTCGAGTGCAGGGCTGGTACGTCGCAGAGAACCCGGTGCTCGACACGAAGCTACCGGTATCCGTCGAGGTGAAGCGCTCGCGCCTGTCGTTCGAAGTCTTCATGCAGCTCTACCACGCGACCGACCTTGTCTGGCTGCGAAACGCCATGGCGTTGGCTTTGGTCTCCGGTCAGCGCCGAGAAGACGTGGTCAATGCGCAATTCAAGGACTTCCGTGACGGGGATTGGTGGTGCGCGCAGGCTTCTAAGAAGGGGCCGAAGCGGCATCGAATCCGTATCCCACTGGACCTCCGCCTAAAGGCGTTCGGTATGTCTCTCGGCGATGTGGTCGGCCAGTGCCGCCGAACAGGCATCGTGAGCAAGCACCTCATCCACCAGACCGTAGCCCGGGGGAACAGCCCCGTCGGCCAGCGCATCTGGATCGATACCCTCTCCCGCCGCTTTGGCGAGGCCGTAGCGGCCCCGAAGCTCGACTGGGGCGACCGTGACCCGCCGACCTTCCATGAGATCCGCAGCCTCTCAGAGCGTCTGTATGCGGCCCAGGGTGGGGTCGATACACAGGAGCTGCTGGGCCACACCGACCCCGAAACGACGGCCATGTACCACGACGACCGCGGGCTCGACTGGGTGCGAATCAAGGTGCCTGTATAGGGCTTTACGCCCTAGGGTTGTATGCCCTACACTATGCGATATGAAAGGCCCAAGTTTCAGAAGGCTCTTAGAGCGTGGTGGCGTCTCTCAGCGGCGCGCTGCAAGAGTGCTGGAGATCAACGAGCGCACGATGCGGCGCTATGTGTCAGCCGAGACGGAGGTGCCCACCATGGTGGTGTACGCCGTGAAGTGGCTCATAAAAGAGGACGGCGACCGGCTGGAGCGCTCATGAGAAAGCCATTCCAGCGAGTCCGGCAACTTCCCGATCTCCCGCCTCCACCGAAAAGCTACGAGCTATTGGAACTCGACCAGATCGCGGCAGGCGCAATCGTCAGGCAGAAGCGCACGCCGGGCATCTACTTCCTGTTGGACGAAGGGCAGGTCGTCTATGTCGGCCAATCGATCAACCTGTGGGCGCGCCTATACGACCACGTATGCAAGGGAAAGATGCAATTCGATCGCTACTTCACCCTGACGTGCAAGCGCTCCGAACTCACTCCGCTTGAATCGAGGTACATCAGAAAATTTCAGCCCAAGTACAACAAGATGCCACGCTGGGACCGAAGTGAGGTACCACTGGAGTCAATGCGCGGACCGGCCTTGAAGGCAGCCCTGCGGGCCATACAGTCGGCCGCGGATAGTGAGTGCTAAATGGAGAGTTTGTGGAGAGCGTCAGTGGAATCAGCTACTTACGCGTGCCACATCTGCTGCCGAGGCACACAAAGAGTATCCGCACTTTCGCCTGCTCCGTCATGTAGTTACGCCAATTCTAGCGTCTGCCGGATCGTATCAATACGTGCTATCACGTGCGAACGCAATCAATCACGTAGCGCTGGATTTTGGAGGGCCGCATGACGGCGTCAGCGCGCAGACGTCGACACCCTCACTGTCACCGCTGCGGTGCAGCACTCGCCGATCCCCTGCCGTTGCGCGCCCGGTTCTGTGATGCGTGCCGCCCGCTCCAACGGCGCGGATGGAAGAAGCCACAGCCAGCGGCGCCTTTCGAGCCTGGGAAGTTCGTGCTGCCCGGCGAAGATTGGCGCCACGTAGTTGGCTGGGAGAAGTACTACCGCGTTTCGAACATGGGACGCGTGTACTCATTGCACCAGACCGGCCGCCTCTGCATCGGCATGCCAATGGAGGGCGGCTATCGCGTCGTAAAGGTGAGGGACAAGGAGCGCCGCGGCCATATCGCGATTCATGTGATGGTGCTGGAGGCTTTCGTTGGCCCGCGCCCTTCACCTGCGCACGAAGGCTGCCACAACAATGGCAACGGCGCCGACAGTCGATTGAGCAACCTGCGATGGGATACCGCGGTGGGCAATCAGGCGGATCGCTTCAAGCACGGTACGTCGCCAGCCGAGACAGGTTCTGGCATACGCAAGTTGACGCCCGAGAGGGTTCGCGAAATACGCAGCAATCCTGATGTGACTCTCAGAGAATGGGCGCGTCGCTTTGGCTGCTCTACAGGCGCCGTGATCGCTGCCCGTATGGGTCATACATGGAAACACCTCGTATGAGCCTGAACGCCACGCGCGTGACACTTATCCGCACCTCCGGTCTCACGGACATGCACTGGTCCCGCATCTGGCGCGTCCACGTCAAGACGATCCGCGACGCCCGGGTGGGCCGTACCTGGGGCGACGTACCCACGCCGCCCGACACTGCATCTCGAGCCTGCCGCGGCAGCTGGGGTGACCTACATGACAATGGAGAAGTACCTCGTGGCTAATCTGTACAACCCGCGCTTCACGGTGACCGTCCGTCGAGAGTGCGACGGGAAGGTAGAACGCGAGCAGTCCATCTCGCTGGTAGGCGGTTCCGGCTACTACCTCGAAGAGATCGTGAGCAACGCGATCAGCCTTGCGTCTCTTAACAATCCACAACCCGACAGCGCATCAGTAGCTCAGGAGAAACCATGACGATTACGCTTCCTGCAGTCATTCAACATGAAATCTCTAAGCTGCCAGCGGTCCAGCGCGACATCGTCGCTCAGCAACTGCGAAAGGAGCCGTCGCCGCCAATCATCTACGAAGAGGCGGTGAGGCAGCTAGCTTCTGTCCGCGACATCGACACCACAAAACGCGTCCTTATGGCTGCAGAAGGCCTCGCGCTATGGGGGCGGCTACACGAGGACAACCGCGCAATCATCGAGGCACAAAAGCTCAAAGCACACGCGCTCCGCCAGATGTTCATCTGCGCAAAAATGCTCGGAGAACCATACAAGGTACTGGCGGAGCGCCGCGTATGGAGCAGCAAAGCCAAGCGCGGCGAAGAACTGGCCTCTTTCGAGGATAAGTCAGACATCGATCGGGTAGCGGATGAAGTTGGCGTCTCCGGGCGCGCCGAGTTCCTTGTAGGTCGGATCGCGGAAGAGTCACCGCTCGCCAAAGGTGTGCGGGAGGCAAATGAGAGAAAGCGGAGAGAGGCCGAGGCTAGGGAGCGTCAAACGAAGGAACGTGAAAAGAAACGAGAAGAACAGGAAGCCCGCAAGCGGGACACACCACAGCAGCGCTTCACGGACCATGCGCTCTTGCCGTTGGTCAACATGGAGGAGACGCTCAACAAGGTCCACGACTTCATCGTGGCTGAGGCCAGCAAAGCCAACAAGAGGCATATTCTGGAGCGCGTGACGAAGCTCATGGAGCTACTCGACAAAATCGATGAAGCCTGCAAACCCAGACCTCCGGGACGCCCGAAGCGGGAATGGTCATCGTGAGCGCGAGTAAACGTGGTTCAAGAAAACCAGCGTCGACCATTCCAGCAGTGCCGCCATTGGATCTCGTGCAGCGATACACCATCAACGAGGCCTGTCTATATCTGCGCACAAGCCACGCGACGCTGTACAAAATGATGAACGCTGAACAGATCATAGTGATTCGTGAAGGCGGTCGAACCTTTATTCCTGGTAAAGAGATCGCTCGTCTTTCCGGCACTGAGAAATCCTCGCCTGAGATCTCTGCCGAAGTGGTCTCGCGTCTCGCGTCAATGGAGGAGTCCATTTCGCGGATCGAGACAATCCTGCTTGGCGTTGCGGGAAGAATAAAGTGAAACATCCAACCGTGGGAGCAAAGCATGGCTAAGCCGTACATCCCGAAGGTCACCGTGACGTTCCGTCGCGAGTTCGACGGCAAGGTTGAGCGCGAGCAGTCACTCACGACGACCGGCGATGCCGCCGAGCACCTTGAGGCCGCCGTCTACAGCCTGCTCGCCCTCGCGATGGCAGCGCGACCGCAACAAGTCCCCACGCCTGCGGAGGGTGGCTGATGCTGAACATCGATCCAAGCAAGGTGACGCCGGTCCCGAAGGAGGACGTCGAGCGGCTACGCATGGCGATCCGCGAGCGCGTCATCAAGCCGATGCTTGCGCGCAGCCTGCAGCGGGCCATCGATGAGCGGGAGGCACGGCTTCGACCGATCCTGCCGCAGTGGCCCCATGCGAAGCGACGCGCTCAACCCCACGAGAGCGCCTAACGATGTGGGCTAAGACGCCAACCGGCAGACTTTTCCACCACTGGAGCCCGGCATCGCGCGACGTCGATACGGCTCGCAGCGTGTGCGGGTACAGGTACAGCATCGATCGACTCTCGACTATCGGGCCTGCGCAAATGTGCAGGAAGTGCCTGAAGGCCGGCCGAGCTATTTCACCACAGTCCGGAGACTCCAATGGCTAGTCCCGCTAGACGCATCTACTCAACAGTCGAAGTTGAGGTGGATGCTTCAGAGATCATCGGCCAAGTCGATGAAGTCGTACTGGAGCAGGAGCTACTGAGGCGCGACTCACACCGGCAGGACGTGGGTACGGATACCGTACTGCTCAATGAAATCTACGAGGTTTTCCGGCGGCGCGGTGATGCTCCACAATGCCTGTCCGAGTACGTTTACCGCAAACTGGGGCGTATTTTATGAAGATCGCTGACATGAAGCTCACGATAGCCGGGCAAGAGCAAGGGCTCGATATTGTGCGGGAAGAGAACGCCCAGCTTCGCGCAGCCCTGCAGCGATTCGTCACGGCTGCAAAGTCATGGCACGACTTTCACCATGGATCGCAGACTGTCCAGTGCGACTGGATATGCGATTGCCTACCGGCTGGCGAGAAGGCCCTTTCTGGAGTTCCAGAGCATGCTCAGGCCCCTATAGCGGCGATCCGTGTCGGGGAGGATGGAACGATGGAGGTGCTGCACCTGTACGCTCCCGGGCTTCCTCCTGGCGAATACGACCTTTTCTGCGAGCCGGAGACTGTCGCGCCATACTTGCGTGGGAAGCCCGATGCGTAACATGTCCTTTGCGCTCACGACCGAGCAAGTCAAGGCTGGCACCAAGACGGTGACCCGCCGCATGGGCTGGCGCACCCTGAAGCCTGGGACGCTCATACAGCCGGTGCGGAAAGGGATGGGCCTGAAGCCCGGCGAGAAGATTGAACGGCTACGCGGGCCTATCCGTGTGACTGGCGTGACGCTTGAGCCGCTGCGCCGGATGATGGACGACCCTAAGTACGGGATCGAAGAATGCATCCGCGAGGGTTTTGGCGAAGTCCAGATTTACGAGTTCGTCCAGATGTTCTGCGGCACCCACAAGGGCTGCACGCCGGATAGCATCGTGACGCGGATCGAGTTCGAGTACACATCATGAGCTACTACATCGGCGTGGCCAAGTGCTGCGGAAACGTCACAGCGGCACTCGTTGACGACGAGAAGACGACTCGTCGGGAGATCGGTAATTTCGCGGCCGACTTGATGGCCCGGAATCGCGAGGTGAAGCGTGTGGAGTCTCTGGAAGGGCTTAAAATAGCTCGCTGTAAGTGCGGCGCCGTTCAACCAGCAGCGCCTCCTGATGCGTAGCGGCATCGATAGTAGTTGCATGTACGCAAGCGCTTGCGTATACTCTCCCCATAGTCGGGATGGTCCTGACCGGGAGAAGAAGATGACGACGCTGCGCACTCAGATCGAAAACGCCATCGGCACGAGCATCAACGAAGACCGCACGGTTACTGTGCGCGTCCAGAACATCGACGCAGCCCTGAGCGCGATCGAGGAAGTCAGCGCGGACGACGACGGCGAGGTGGAGTACACGGACACCCACGACAAGGAAACGGATGAGCCGATTCGCGAGGTGTGTAACACGGGCACGCCGGGCTGGCGCATCCAGCTGCGCAAGGCGGCTTGATGGCCCGCAAGAAGAAATCTTCCGCTGCTGCCCTGCTCGGGGCGGCTGGCGGAAAGGCCGGCAAGGGCAAGCGCAAGGCGCGAGGGGGCGCCGAGTATTACCGACAGCTCGTCGCGAAACGAAAGGATAGAGCCAGTGGCAATCGGTGAGAGCGACGCGATTCACATCGAGGTCACGCGGCAAGAGTTGCGCGACATTGTGGACGGTCTGTCGGCGAGGCGAAATCAACTAGCCGATCTGCGGCGCAAAACGTTCACGGATAGAAGATATCACGCTGAGCGCGCCGGGTATCTTGCGGGCGAAGAGAGGGCTCGGGATCTCGGTATGCGATTCGAGCGGATGCTCTACTCACCCGATAACTCAACTTCGGAGCCTCTATGACCGAGTTTCTTCTGACGTACGAATTTGGGATGTGGTCTGTACTCCGCAAGGAGCCGGACGGGCACGTCTCGACTGTTACTCAAGCCTCATCGCTCGAGGAAGCAATTGAATCAGCGTCACGCCTCACTGGCGGCCCTGTCGGTATCAAACTGGTAGCGCGCTGAACCATACGGCGGAACCATGAGTTTCAAGCAACTATTCTGCCGGCATCGAAAGGAAGAAGCGGCGCTTTGCCGGGACAATCGCAAAGACGGCCCGATGTTCTGGCTATGGTGCTGTGAACGATGTGGACGTCTTCGTGTCACGAGGTTCTCATGACAAAGGATGAAATCGCCGATTACTTGAGCGGCCGCGCCAAGATTGCCGATGCATGCGGTGAGGATGAATTCACGATCCCGAACGAGATCGGACTGGAGATGGCCGCTTTCCTGCGAGGTGAATCCGAACCCACCTGCCCCCACTGCCGCGAGGTGTACGACATATGGGCAGGGATCGAGGGCTTCGTGCCCAAGACCGCGCCGGAAGCCTACCAGCAGCGGATCATTGACCAGATGCGAGAGGCGGCGGCGAAGGGGGTGGGGCTGTGACAAAGACGATGACTACAGAGCAGGTACTGAAGATCCTGCAGGGCTATCGCTGTAGCCGGTGGGCATACGATGACACCCGCGAGGCTATGCAGCTCGCGGATGTATTAACACCGACTGGGCACTCGACCATCACCGCCGGCATTGCCGAACTGGAAAATCTCGCGGATTACATCGCAGGCCAGCTCGCTGACTCACGGAGCGAACCGCAATGCACCTGCGTACGTTTCACCCAGCATGGTGATACGGTCACTCAGCATTGGAAGAACGACCCTGATTGCCCCGTTCACGGGGCACGCGTCAGAGCCGCAACCGAAGGACTCACGCTCACGGGGTTACCTGCCGAACCGCCAGCGCCTCAAGACCGCGAGCCCCACAACATCATGCAGCGCTACAAGGCCGAGCGCACAACGCTGGGCGAGGCCATCACAGAGATTCGCAGGTACGGCGAGGAGTGTGCGCGGCGCGCGATGGGGAAATCCAGTTTCGCCGTGAGCCGCTCTGAGACGGAACCTGTCGTCCTGCCGTCTGCCCACTGGAGCAAAGACCCGCTGGTGCCGTACACCGGCTGCGGGTGCGTATCCTGCGTGGACGCGCGTGTCGCTGCCGCGTCGACCCTGTCGTGGACGGAAATTCGACTGCCGTATGAAAGCGGCGTGACGTACTACTCGTGTCAGCATTATCCGCCGCATGCGATGCGCCGCAATCCATGCGACAGAGGATGCACCTCATGAGCAACCCATACGAAGAAGATCGATTCGAAAACGACGATGGCTATCGCGAGCCGGAAAATGACGATGAGCACGAGATGGTACTCGCATGCGGACTAGAAGGGTGCGTGATGCCCGGCGAGCACATGCGCAGCGAATGCCACACGGCAGAGATGCTTGAGGCTCAAGCAGAAGAGCACGAGAACGAAGACTTTGAGACGTGGTTTGAAGACTGGCAGCGAAAGGGTTTCACACGCGCGTACGGCTCAGACGAGCCTTTCAGGAGCGGTTGGGGCTCATCGTTCAAGCGCTGGATGCGCGAGGCGTGGATGGCTAGAGCTGGTGTGAGAACCGGAGAGAGTCTATGAAACTGCCACTTTGCGAAAGGTGTTATCCAATGAGATCAGCGTCCGTGCCGAGTTCTGGAATCGCTGAGGTGGTTGAGCAATCGCGCGCGCTCCACACCACCCGAGAGTATCCATGTGGGTGCAAAGCCGCAGGACCCGGCGATGTTCCTCCGTATTGCCATGTCCATGGCACGCCTCAATAGGCGCGCTGAGCGTCGAGACGAGAGAACCTGAGCGCCTCTGATGCGAACAACCAAACTCACAAAGGCTCAATTGGCTCGCATAGCTAAAGTTGCGGCTACCCGCAAGAAACTGCCATCTAATGAATCACTGGCAAAAGAGATGTCAGTCTCCCTTCGTACCATTGAGTTCTACATCACTCGTTTCATGCGGAAACCCGCACGAATCAAGATGAATGGCAATGGAGCTTTGGGGCTTGATTCAAAGCGTTTCAGGCAACTCATTCAGCTCTGCCATCCAGACAAGCATCAGGGCTCAGTCACTGCCAAGGAAATCACTCAATGGCTCTTGGAGCACAGGCCATCATGATTTGCCCTCGATGCGGTCATCGCTATGTGTGCCCATGCCCTGCAGATGGGTGCAGGCGTCATGCGCGAGGACGCGTGCGATGGAGGCGTATTGGAGAGTCGCACGAGGCTTGCGGCAACTGCGGACTGATTGCCAACGCTTGCGCTTGGATGGACGAAGAATACGAACAATTGGCGAATGGGCGTAGCCTCTGGCCCGCGCAATACCCACGGACTCTGGCCGTGTACCTGCGCCGGCCGGGCAGACCCGCAGTGCGTCGAGGAGGTGAGCATGACTGATCCACACCCGGATGACCGTTCAGGCGACATTGCCTTTCTGTCCCTGGACGACTTGCTCAGCAGCATGCGCGGCGGCGAGTTTAAGCCGTGCGCCTACTATCATGAGCGCCTAGATAATCTCTACATCCATCTGAAGGACTGCAGCTATACGACGATCCGTGTCGCGGAGGGTATCGAGATCCACCGCGAGAACACGCCTGACGGCGATGGAGAGATCGTTGGACTCACTCTTGAATGTCCGAAACGGTTCTTCAAATGAATTCCGCCCTCGTAGCTCAGTTGGATAGAGCACGGGACTTCTATTCCCGGTGTCGCAGGTTCGAATCCTGCCGGGGGCGCCATGCGACTTGATTTCGACCACAAAACGCCGCTCTCAGAGCAGTTCACGCGCGCCGGGAATCGCAAGAAGGTCGGCCGAAAGCACGACAAGCGGCTCGGTCCAACGCACTACGGCGCGCGGCAGGACGGCCAGCGGAAGTTTCGCCGCCTGCTCGATGCGAAGTGGGAGCGCGTGAAGGCTGAAGTTCGGAAGTATTGGCGCGGCGAGCGCGCGGAGCACCCGTGACTGCCACGTATTCACGTGCGTATGGGAAGGGCTACACCGCTGGCAGCAATAGGCGCTGGCCGGAGCACAAGCCGCCCTACCCGCCACAGGCGGAGGTGCGGGAGTTAATGGAGGCCGTTCACAAGTTGCGCGACTGTGCCGATCACCTTTGCGCGACCATCGACCCAGAGGACGATTGGTACAAGGAACTGTCGCCGGGGATTGATGGGGTTGATGCGGCGCTCGTGAAAATAAGCGAGTGGTTGAAGCGAGCTACTGATAGCTGATGAGCGCGTCAGTAGACAAGCACGGCCCCGCCGGCATGGCGCAATGGCTGCGCGAGCGCGCTCGTGTAAATCGCGAGTGGGCGAAAGAACCACCGCCGCCGCCAGTGATTGACCAACACCACCGCAACGTCATGCCGCACTTCGCGCTACGCTTTGAGCAGGCTGCGGAGATGATCGAGCGGCTGGCGAGAGGTGAGCATATCTGCACCCGCTGCTACCACCGCATCGATCCGCCGACCGAAGAGCCGACGTTCTGAATTATCTGAGAGAGCCGCCATGAAGATCCGAATCTACAAAGCTGACGGCAAGTCCCTCGAAGTCTCGGGCGTCGCGCTCGTCACGGTATCGGAGGGAGAGAATTGCGAGGTCTACTTAATCGACCAATTCTCATTCCCGCCTTGTACGATCACGACAAGCGGTGACGGGCTGAGAGCAAAGGCCCTGGGTACCGCGCAGATGGGCATCAGGGACCCGGCGCTGCCTGACCCGTTCGCAGGAAGTGCGCTGGGCTGACGAGCGCTGCACCGTGCCTAGACTCCCGCCTCACGACACAGGACGCGTCACGTTCCCGCTATTCTACATCGCCCTCACATGTCACTTTCACGCTGTTTGGCGCGGTGATTTGGTTTACCTGCGCGCGAATCAACGTGCGTGATTCTTGCGGTTCTAAGCAATACGCCTTCACGGCCTTGGCGACGCGTGGGGCGACCTGGCTATTAAGACTCGCACATCCCGAGAGGACGGCGCACAGGGTGGCAGCGGCGGCGAGAGAGTGGGTCATGTGGTCTCCTTGTCTGCGACGAAGTACTGAAGGCCAAAAGTGACGAGCGCCGTGATGGCGACAGCGATCTCCGCCGGGATCTCTACCCCGCCGAATGCGGACGAGGCCCAGCAGATGATCGTCGCCAGCGCGCCGGCGGCGCCGCCGATTGCGACCTTTCGGGTCGGGGCGTTGGATGGTTCTGGCATTCAGGTCACTCCGTAATGAGTTCTATGTGGGGCATGTCTACGAGGCGCTCGTCAGCCGTCCGGCCGTCCATGTCCCAATCGCCGCCCCAGCGGATGCGAATGTCCATCTCCTGAGCGATGCGCTCGATGTAGCCGGCCAAGCGGGCGAACCGTGCGGTGTCCTGCCAATCGATCGGGTACGGCGCAACATCGACCGCCACGGACGGGTAGCGGTTGTGCTTGGAGTTTGGCCAGCGCACTTTGGAGCGACCGAGCCGGAAGGCGTCTTCCTGCTCGTCCCGTCCCCTGTGGCCGCATATGACGGTGAAGTCCACATGCTTGATGGCTTCTCGCATGAGACGTTGCAGCCGTTCGTCGCACGACAGGAGGCGCTGTTCTGACAGACTGGAGAAGCGAGGCATTACCGCCCACCGTCCCGCGTGTGCTCCAGCCGCAGCAGTCGTCGCTCGTGATCCTCCACGCGCTGATCCTGCTGGCCGCGCAGTCTGTCGTCCCGCCGGCAGTGGTAGCGCTGGCTAAGCGCCAGAGTGAGCAGTGCGATGACGAGTCCGCTTCCGGCGATGATCATCCCGACGTATTCGCTCACCGTGCCGTCTGCCCGTTAAACACTTTGCGATCCAACCGCGCGACCTGCTCTTTCAGCGCTTCGATGGCAGTCGGCAGCGGAAGCAGCCGCACGTTTATGGAGTTGATTGTGTCCACGTATTCCCCGTGCCGCCACTCATAGTCGAACTTGTCCCGGTCTCGCTGCCTCTGATCGAACCGACCTTCGAGCCGTGCGATATCCGCGGCAATCGCATCAACACGCGACTGTATGACAGCCGCATTGTTGGCGGCCTCGAGAGCCTTGATTCGCTCGCGCAGGCTGTTGAAGACGACGGCCACCATCGCGACGAGCAGGGTGAAGAGCGCACCGACGAGAGAGAGTAGCTGCGCCTGTGACACATCAGTGATCGTCATCCTCGTGTGTGATCCAGTCTTCCAGCGCACGCGCAAGACACCGCTTGTCGCGCCGGGTTAGCGTGTCTTTCTGGAGGATGGCATCGACCTTCGCGCACGTTTGCGCATCGAGCGTTTCGCGCACGCGAGGGTCCGCGAAGATCGGGCCGACGAAATCAATGATAATTATGCCGTGACTCATGATGTTCAGTGCTCCGGTTTGGGAATGATGATGCCCTTGGCGGCGAGCCCTGTGCGCATGCGCTCGACTTCGTCAACGGCGACTCGTGCATTGATGCGCGCTGCATCCGCGTCGGTCTTGGTCTGTGCGACTTGTTGCTGCAGACTGGCGCGCGCATCAGATACGGCGGCCTGAATGCTGGATTCAACGTTTCGTTCTTCAAGGCGCCGAAACTCGCTCGTGGACATTGCGCGCGAAATCTCAAACCCGAGCGCCATACCTGCAACGAGCAACGCAAGGATTGCGATGTAGAGACCGGTGCGATCGTGGATCTCGGCATTCGAGCGCGAGTGCGATGATCCGTGTGAGCCCTGAAGATTGGCTGGCTCGTTGGTGCCTTCGGTCGTGGCGAAGGATTCTGGTGCTTCGTTCATGACGCGCTCCTCTTATTGGAGCGCCAGAATATTACGGCTGCTCACGGAGCACCACGGACACGCACTGCGGGTCCATCCGACACTCAATCCTGACGATCCGATTGCCGTAGTCGATGATCGTCTTGACTACCCAGCTCGACACTCCGAGCGTTATGGCGATGTTGAGCGTGATGAGCCAACCGAGTTTGGATGATCCTGCGGTGTTGTTGTTCCCGCCGTAGTTGTTTGACGATGACAGTCGCGACCCAGCCTTCATCCCGCGCTCGAAGTCGCTTTCGGCGAAATCATTCGGGCCCCGGCCATCCGCCAGCGTGCGCACCTTTCCGCCCAGCACGCTCAGCGAGTCCAGCATGCGATTGATGAACCCGTCCGCGCGCCAGAGTTTCTTTACCCAGCTGTCGAGCACGGTCACCGTGACGTCGTGATAGGCGGGCTTCTGCGCTTCCACCTCGGGCTCGCGCTCAAATCCGGCCGTAAATTGCACTTCCTCTGCATTCGTCGTCACGGCCCCTCCAGTGGTCCTGTTATAGTTGCGCGAAAAAGGGAGTCGTCATGACGTGTGTAGCGTGTAACGGAAAACTGGAACCGGCCATCCGCTATCGATTCGAGTCTACCGAATTCAAAAGCATCTATTGCGGCGTCAATATCCATCGATGTACTGAATGCGGGCTCAGGCAGGCCAATATCTCCCGGGTGGATGCCGGGAAGCTCTCCGCATACTACCGGGAGGGATACCGTGTGGGCGGCATCGGCCGGAACGACACCGAAGCCGAGAGCCGTTGGTACCGGGCACGTGCGTTGGCGCTTGCCGACCTCGTCAGCATTCATGCCGCACAGGTGCGCAGTGTTTTCGAAATCGGCGCAGGATACGGACACAACCTGATCGCCATAGGCGAGCGATACCCACACGCCACATTGGCCACAGATGAGCCCGACGCGGGTATTCTGCCCGCGGAAATTCGTGTCGAGCCGCTCCACGGACCCTACGACGTCATCGTCATATCGCACGTCCTCGAGCATGTCACCGCCCCGCATGCATTTCTGGCACGCGCGGGCGCTGCGCTGGCGCCCCATGGCCTGCTCGTGATTGAAGTCCCGCACGACACGCTCCCGGCACTGCATTCTCAGGCGTTTCACGAACCGCATCTGACGTTCTTCGAGACCGAAAGCTTGCGGGCGCTGCTCGCTCGTGTGGAGCTTGAGCCGATCGAGGTGTTCACCGCAGGGCCTGCCATTGCACGTCGCACGCTCATGCGCCACGTGAAAGCCATCGCCCGCCGGGTCGCCCCCTGGCTGAAACGATTCGTTCCCACGCCGGCCACTCCGGATTTCAGCGAGCGCCGGCCGGACGGGCTCTTTCTTCGTGCGGTGCTCAAAAAGCATTAGGTGTCAGCGACGATGACTTTGATGGTGCCGTCGCCGAAACGGCATTTCAGATCACCATCGCTGCCATCCACGTAGATCGTCGCGCGTCCGGCAACCGTTGCGGGCGTGCTGATGCCGTCCTGAATTGCAAGGCCAATAGCTTCGTCGCCGTTGACGAGCTGATAACCTGCGGTGTCGAAGCCGAGCGTGAAGGGCACACCATTGTTATCGAACGTCGAGACACCGCCTATCTGGATACGCTTGTTTTGAGTGTCGTCAAGCTGGAATGAGGCAGAGAAGTCATTGAGAAATCCTTCCCACAGCGTGTTGTTCGTCGCCTCATAGAGGCGCATGAACACGCTTACCTTGTTGTCGCAGCTGCCGGTGATGGCGCGATTGTTCGACAATGTCGTGATGCGAAAGTCCAAATCGCTGTTAATGAAGCGATTCGCCGTGTCGATCCCCAGCACAATCGTGTCGGGGAGCGTGCCGTTGACCGTGATCTGCCACTTGTTGCGCTGGGTGACGTGGCCACCATCGGAGATGGAGTCCGCCTCCTGCCATGCATACCCGGTGTAGATGCTCGCCGCCGCGCCGTCGTAGACAAAATTACTGACGTGGACGTTGGCGAAATCGCCATACAGTACCGCTGCGATGGTGGCCGACGTGCCGTAGACACTATCGTTGAACACGTAGATGTTTGACAGCAGCACGTTGCAGCCGCGGTCGGCGCAAATGATGCCATGGTCCCGGGTATAGGTCGTCGAGGCGCCCACATTACGCGCGATCACGCCCGAGACGATGTAGCTCATCGAGTCGCCGTCGTGTGGATAGCCGGCGGCGTTGCCAAACAGCCCGATCAGGACTTCGCAGTTTTCCACTGTGATGGCCGAGAGTACGCAATTCGCATCCTCCTGCGTATCCCCGCCCGAAAGAGCGATCGCCATGTAACAGTCGTGAATGTTGACGCCCGTGACGACGGAAGACTTTGGAATGTCCGGATCGGTAACACCAGCTTCGATATTGATCGCACGGCCACCGAGCTTACCGCCCTTGTCGTGGACGCAATTCTTGAGCTCGCCGCCGATGACCTTGAAGCGCAGGTTATCGGCCCGCATGATGATGCAGTTCATCCCCGCCTGACTGTCGCAGTCGAGCTTGGGATTGAACAGCGTAATGTCCGTCGCGCCCGGTACGCCCACGAAGATGGCATCGTATGTCCCGCCTGTACCCGAGCGCTTGATCCACGTTTCGCAGTACACCGTGACATTCGACGGCAGTTCGATATCGTCGTTGATGAGGATCGCGTCCTCACCGCGGAAATACATGTTACCGCCGCCCTGCGCTGCCATCACCGAGCAGAATCTTGCGATAGCGGCATCGTTGTTGGTGGCGTTGTCCGCGATGATGCCCTGGCGCCTGGAATCATCCGGCGCATACGCATAGTTGACCGGCGTCACCCCGACGGCGATCTCGGCGTCGGTGATCTCAATTTCAAGAAGACTTCCGGGAAGCGTGTCACGCTCACCCAATGTCCCAACCGACACGTGTCGCCACGTGCGCGAGAACGCGCCTTTCGTCGCAACGATTCGCAGCGCATTTCCAGCGGTGTAGAAACGAACGAATCCATCGTCGCCAGCAGTGATCGGATTGCCAATGCTCACAAGGCCGTCCCGATCGGAATACAGAGCCGCAAGGCCGCCGCTTGATTCCGCGCGCACTTCGATCTGCGCGTTCGCCTGAACGTCGCCGCTCTCGTCAACGACAGTGCTTTGCCAAGCTGCTAATGCCATATCAGTTCACTCGTGCGCCAAGGATCGAACCCTCTAAGGTCCATGTGATAAAGCTCTCGCCATCGACCGCAACTCCAGGAGTCCCTCCATTTGCTATGGATGTGTTGCTGCCTGCAGCGCCGGGGCCACCGCCAGCGCCACCCAAAAATATTCCCGATCCGCCGCCCGCTCCGCCCGCATCAGGAGTTCCGGGCTGGCCATTGCCTTGCGACCCTACGCCACCTGCGCCCGGGAGGAATCCCGCTCCGCCGCCACCGCCACCGCCATTCGCGACAGTGAACGCGAGCAGTTCTCCGCCGGCACCGCCTCCACCAGCGCCTGCATAGATCTGGCCATTGTTGGTCACGGTCACCGGGTAACGCGTGTAGAACGCCGTCCCGCCGGGCTGACCATCAGGCGTAGAAAACTCACCGCCCCGTCCGCCGCTCCCCTGCATGCGCCCGTTGATGATGATTTCGATATCGACGTAGTCGGGCCAATCGCCCACGTTGAACGATCCCGCTATCGCGCCGGAGCTCACGATGCAGCGGATCTGGTCGTACTCCTGCGGGGCGGCGTAGATCTGATCGTGCAGCGTGCGCAGGTTGACGTTCGCAACACTGTTGTCGATGAAGATCAGTTTGACGGTCTCGATATCGCCCTGCGAGAAGAAGATCGACTCCTGCGCGTCGACGACGAATCGATCGTCTCTCTGCTCGAGCGAAGTAACTTGTGCAGGTACCGCGATTTCCGCCCCGGTGTCATCCTGCAATGACCATGACTGCACCCGGAAGCCACCGCCCAGCATCGGGACGTCATCGATGGTGGAGTACAGCGAGAAGGTCAGTTTCCGCGGTGCGTCCCGGTAGCGGGACAGCAGCATTGCATTCAGTCGTGCCGCCGCCGGCCGGTTGTTGTCGAAGATCCAGCGCGAGAACACCTTCTTGATGGCCGGCTGCGCGTAGTCCTGATCCGACTCATCATCGAACGTCGCAATCGCAGCCTTGTAATTGCGTTCCTCGTCCAGTGGCTCCAGCGGGTTCCTGAGTCCGTAATACGTCCAGACCTCGGATATTCTCCGAGCCGGCTGTTCCGTTGCCTTGAAGCTCGCTGCGATGATCTGATCGTCGGTGTACAGGCGAGACTCTGGGCTGACAGGCCGCAGGGACCGAAGCTCGAGCCGCACGTCCACCGGATTCCACCAGAACACGAGCCCGATCTGCTCTATGAGCTCGTTCAGCAACTCCACGACCGAAGTGGGTTCTGCGATCTCCGCCGAGTACAGTCGGCCGATGAACTGATCAACCTCTATGTCCCACTCGTCCGTATCGATCCACGCAGGGTCGATGCCGGGCGTGTAGTTGACGAGCAGGTCTTCGATGATGTTGGCGGGCTGCTCTGCGTCGTAGATCAAAACCAACTGGACGATATCGCCTTCATCATGCTCATCAGTTTCCGTGCCGCTCTGCGCGCGAGTGATCGTCATCGTGTCACCGCTGCGGGTGAACGAGACAACCTCTTTTCCGCCTATGGCTGCCTTCCCGGACGCGGGGTATTCCTCGTTTCCGATTCCCGCGGGGGAAAGCGTCAGCGACCCGTCCGACTCAGAAATGCCAGCAGCCAGCACTCCATTGGAGATGAGTGGCGCTTGTGCTTTCTTCTTGTCTGCGAGGATCAACACATCCTTCGCAACGAGACTAATCGTTTCAGCTTGGCCCGTGATGGAGTCGACGACATACGTGTATGTCTTCATCTCCTCCAGCGGCTGGCCATGCTCACCTCGTAGCAGGCGAAAGGCGTAGCCCTCAAGCGAGGGATTTCTGGCACGCAGTTTCGCCCAGAACGTGCCCTGCTCGAACGGGTTGTAAGGACGGGTCGACAGATACTTGTCGAGCCCCGCATCCGAATGCGGATGGTCCTTGAAAGACACCCGTACGGACTCGCGTTGCCCTATGTCAACGCCCGGGTTCACCACGGCAGGCGTAACCGATACCGACTGCATCGACGGAATAACGACTACGGGCTCACCGAGCCGGGTGAAATTCAGCTCCGACGTCGGCGTGCAGAAGCGCAGCGTCTTGGGAGACGGGGTGAAGTTCGCCCGATCCTGGCACGTGCGAATCGTATTGAAGCACCGGCGCTCACCGGTTACGCCGACCTGCGCAGTACAGGGCGCGACGCCGTAGTTGAGGTCACAAAAGGGAATGTCGATTTCGACGATTGTGACGGGCAGTTCAGCATGCACTAGCGCACGCCTTGCATGGAGAACGACGCCTGCATCATGCCGTTCGGGCGGGAGTTCTGGACCTTCGGGTCATCGGTGAGCCACGCGTATCCCGTTTCGTTCGGATACGACGAGGGACGCCACGCCCAGAAAAATGGCCTTGTTCGGGCGGCCTGAACGAACAAGTCCAAATGCTCGCGGTACCACGCCGGGGTGAGGTTCTGAAGGTCCACGGACGACTCCAGAAACTCCCGTCGCATCACCCGCCCGAGAAACTGCCCGCTCTCGGACCTGCCGCTCGAGATGGTCGTCTTGCGGCCGTAGGGCAAAGGAGTGTGACCGACGTAGATGCGTCGTTGTAGAGCAAGCGTTGTCCCGATATAGAGCACCGCAATGGCTGGCGGCTCGCTGCCGGGTGTGATCAGAAGCCGGAAGTACCGAGCGAAGACCGTGTCAAACTCGTGAATGACGACGAAGTCACTGTTCAGCACACGCGGCTCCGTCACATCGACCCACGTAGCGGAATCCGTGCTTGACTGGAAGACGATGGTGGCGCCGGTCGATCCCAGATTGTGTTTCGCGATGGCGAAGTAGTTGACGTCTTGCGCGCTATCGAGCGTCACGGACACCGACTGTTCCGCGGTAGTTTCCCCGCGCCACATGAGATAGGTCGCGGGATTGGCGATGTTGACGACCGGTTCTTCGTCTGTTTGTTCGTCCGAGAATACGTTGCCGGCAGTCACGAGATTGCGCCAGCCGATCCTGGGGTTTCTTGCATCGATCGCTGCCGCAACCGGGCTCAGCACGACTGATGAACTGATGACGATCATGAGTCAGTCGAGTGAATACGTGAGCGTCCAGCCAATTCCCAACCCCTTTTGGCCGGATCCAGTCCAGCTGCTGGTAGCAACAATTCTTGAGCCGGTCACGGTCATCAGATACAACTGGATCGCTCCTGCGCTTGTTATGTATGCCTGACCGATGTAGCCGAAAGTTCCGTTGTCCACCATGTTCGACACATGTGCAAACTTGTCATTTGCCGGCCTAAGCGCCACTGGCATACCAGTGAGGGTTAGCACGGCGTCGTTCGACGTTCCAGTCAGATTGGCGCGCGCATAGAGCGTGACCTTTTGTCCGGTTCGCTCCCAGTAAATATCGCCCTCCGTGGTCGCATCCATTCCGGAGAGCGCTCCGGTAAACGAGCCGGTTTCGATGAACTCCGAGAGGAACGTCCCGGCGCCAATCATGACGTGGCGCCAGATGCGCTCGAACGCGCCGAGGTAGGCGCGAACTCGATATAAGCCTGACTCAAGGTAAAACCGCGTGAATCCGTCAGTGTCCGTCGTGAACGGATTGCCCAACGTGTCACCGGCTTCGAACTCCTCGTAGACCTGCACCAGATCGCCCGAGACTTCGTCGCGCACTTCGATGTTCGCCTCTGACACGACGTTTCCGTCGTCATCGACGATCGTGGCCTGAAATACCCCCCTCATGCGAACGCCACCCTTCCGCCGTCGCGTAAGTGATCCTGCAGCCTGTCTGCCAATGCGCGTACGGCACGGCCGCTGAAGAGCGAGTCAGGGTCAACGCCCTCGACCGTGAGCAGTGACCCCCCGCCTGCGCCGGCGGCAGTTCCACCAGAAACGGGCGTCACGGGAGTTGCGGGGGTGCCGCCAGCGAGAGACGGCGCGGCAGTCCCACCGCTGCTGAAATTCTGGCTGGCGATGGCCTTCACCTGAGCGAAGGCCGCCGCCGCATGGGCCGCCGCCAATGCGATGTTGATTGGATACGGGTACGCCCCGAGCGTCTTGCTGATGCCCTCGTATGCAGCCACAACGGCATTGGCGATGCCGGCCGCCTTGTTGAGCTCGAACATCGCCCTGTTCTCACGGGCAACTCCCGCAGTAATGTCCGCGAGATAGCCCGAGACCATGCCGACCTGTTTGCTATACGAGGCATTGGTGAACTTTTCGAGATCGCTCATTCCCTTCTTGCGGATCTCGGCCAATCGCTTCTGGTGCTCTTCGGCCAGAGCGGCCTCAAGCGTCTGATATTCCTGGCGCGTCAGCAGTTCAGCTTCCAAACCTTCCTGCAGCCGCAACATGCGCTCTTCGTGCTGGAAGATTTCAAGCTCCGTTTCCGTCATCGCGAATTCACGGATCTGCTGCAGCTTCGCTTCGAGCGCTTCGCGCTGCCGTTCCAGTTCCTTGGCCGCACGCTCTTCGTCCTTCTTCGCGCCTTCGTCTTCCGACTCGAACGAGCCACTGCCGGGTTGAGCGGCGGCCATGGCTTTTGCTGCTTCATCCGCGGCCTTCTTCACCTCCGAAATGAACGCAGTGACCTTGTCTGACGGCCAATCGGCTTGCGCAAGATCCAGCAGCTCCATCTGGATTTTATTGGTGATCTCGCCTGCGGTATCCGCAGCGCTTCGCAACCCATGCATGAATTGAGAATCGTTGAGCGATGGCAATTCCTCCATGCCCGCACCCAGTTTGTTGAGACCCCGGATGATCAGATTCACACCGCTGGTATGGAAATCCACCAGTCTCGTGAATGCCTCGCCGATGCTCGCAACCACAGTCCAGACGATTTCGCCGAACTTTGCGAAGGCCAGCTGCAGAGTTTTGAACGCGATCTGAACGATATGGACGACGTCCGCCACTTTGGCGAAGCCCATGATGATGCGTTCGGATACCTCCACGGCCATCTCGCCAAATCCGCCGTTGGCTTTGGCCAGTGTGTTGAAGCGATCCGCCAGCGCTTTGAGGATCGGAGCGAATGCAATCGCCATGCGGTTGCTGACGGTCTCAATGACCAGTTTCATCCGCTCGATGGCATCGTTCGCCATCTCGATCTTCGAGGCATCCACGGCCGACACCGACAGGCCGAAGTCATCCACATCCTTGCGCGCCGCACGGATGGCGTCCCCGCCCTGTCGGAGAAAATCCACCATCTCCCCGCCGCGGATACCGAGATTGCGCAGCACATCCGCCGTCTGGGAAGAGGACAGGCCAAGTTCCACAACCCGGTCGGCGATCGTCGCGATGCGCTGATCCGCATCCATCTGGCCGAGCAGGGCTGCGGAAAGCCCGAGCATGTCGAGCGCTTTCTTCGCCTCCCCGGTGCCGCGCTGAGCTTCGCCCAGCCGCGCATTGAGCTTCTGCATGTTGCCGGCGAGGGTTTCGGAACTGACGCCCGCCTCACCCGAGGCAAGCTGCAGCCCACGAAGTCCGTCAATCGTGCTGCCGATGGAGCGGGAGAGCTTCGCCTGCGCGTCGATTGCGCTGATGCCAGCCGTTACAAGGCCCGCCACCAACGCAGCACCAGCGGCCGCAACGGTGGCACCGAGGGCGGCCAAGTCCTTGCCGAGTTCCTTGGACCGCTCGCCCAGGGACTTCATCGACTTGTTGCCGCGCTTGGCTCCGTCTTCGAGGCCAGAAACATCGGCCCCGATCTGGACGAGTAGCGCGGCGATTGCTTTAGCGGATGCCATCAGTGCAATAGCTCATATAGCTCTTCAACATCGGATTGAGTGAGATTGCCTGCATAGTCGTTTTGGCGATCGCGCGGCTTCTTGATCTCGTACAGCCACCACCATTCCTCGTGATCCATGCCCCAGAAGTCGCCCGGCTGAACCCCCCATGCACCAACCGCAAGTTGGTAGGAGGTCTTCACGATCTCTAGCCAGCTGACTTCCTGCCGCCTTTTTTTGCGCTGTCTTTCACCTCTCCAGCAGATCCGGTGCAGATTGCCAGCATGTAGCTACCCACGATCGGCAGAAAGGTCATCAGCCCTGCGGAAACGATGTGCTCGCCGATCTCATCTTTTGGCAGGCTGCATCCGGCGTGCTTCACGCCGATGGCGATGATCGTAACGACGTCGTCCACGCTCATCGGTACGGCGCCATTGTTCTGGTGCGCGGATAATGCGAGTTTGAGCGGATCGCCCACTTTCTCCGCGATTTCCTTCGACGCTTTGTAGGAGGCCGGCATCTGGTATGCCGTGCCGTTGATGACGGCCTCGACGGTCTTCGCCATCAGGATTCCTCAGTGAAAACGGCCGGGCCGCTCGACTGAATCGAGCACGAGAACGTGACGCCCTCGTTGTATGGCGCTCCCAGTTCCAGCGAGCCGATGTAGAAATCCCCGGTGAACGAGCCCAGCCCCGGGAAGTTCAGTGTGTACTCGGAGATGAGGTTGGCTCCGCCAAGGGCGGCGAGTTTCATCAGCTCGTTGTCCTTGGTGATTCCCTCCACGCTCATGTCGATTGAGCGCTCAGCAGGGTCTGACGCGAGAAACGTACGCCAGCCGTCATCGTCGTCCGAGGTGATATCGATCGGCTCGTTGTTGAGCGTGATCGTCTTGGTGCGCATTCCCGTGACCGGGGCCCCGGCACCAGTCGGGGTGAACGTGACCTTACGGCCAACCAATGCGGGCATGTTGCAATCTCCAGATGGAACGAGTGGAAGAAACTAACTGGCGGCTGACTGCTCGAGCAGCGCGCGGTAGCGATTGACTCCATGGCGGGTAAGCCCGTCGGGGTCGAGCATCGCCTCGGAGTATTCGAACTCCAGTGTGACTAGGTCGTAATCGTCGACGACGAGCTCGTGACGATTCAGCGCCTCGTAGATCAAGCCCTGCGTGGCCTTGACCTGCATCTTTCCGCGATGGGACTTGCTCCAGATGTGCAGCGTGATAGTGGATTCGCTGCCAACGGAATCGTCCGTATCGTAAGGCGCGTGCGTATCCTCGCCAATTACGACGTAGTGCTCAGGTGCATCCTTCGGTACCTCATCATAGACGGGTGGCATCGTCGGGAAATTCGAAAGCCGTTCGTAGACGGCCTTCTGCAGCGCCTCTTCGAACTTCATTTGCGCTTCTTGTGGCGCTTGGCCATCTCACGCTCGAACTGCACACCGAATTCAGTGCGATACATCTCCGTCACTTCCGGCCGCATTGCCTCAACAGTCGGAACGATGAACGGCTGCGCCTGCATCTTCACGGTTCCGAATTCCAGAAAGTGACTGTGATAGCCCTTGCCTGAACGACCACCACCACGATCCGCAATAACCGAGGCGGCAATGTTGGTTTTCGTGCCACGATCCCTTTTGGCCTTGATGGATCGCTTGAGGTTTCCGGTATGGACGGGCGCCTTGGCCTTCACGCCGTCTCGCACTTTCGTGGCCAACTGGTAGGTCGTGCGGCGAAGGATGTTCTTCGCTTCGCGCGGCATAACCTGCAACAGCGTTTCCTGAAGATCTTCGAGTCCGATGATCCGCGCTCCGTTCTTCACTACACCACGACTCCGCGCTCTGCCTCGATTTCCAGGAACCGGGAACGCGCACGGTCCTTGTTGAAACGCAGGTTGAACTGCCGGCCTTTCCACACCGCGACGTCGGTCTCGTCAATGTCGGTACGGTAGCGGATAACAATCAGGTAGTTCGCCTCGGCGTTGAGCCGGTCGGCGTGCTCGCGTTCCCGTCCCGACATGGGCCGTACATGCGCCCAGACGGTAGCCACATCGCCCCACGTCTTGGACTGCCCGCCCATGCCGTCCGAGGTTTGCTGCTCACGGCGAAACGTCACACGCTGGTCTAGCTCGCCTGACCGATACGTTTCCTTCCTCATGCGAGCGCTGGGTCTCTACGTCGATGCAGAAGGCGAATGACCACATCCGAGAGCGGATCGCCACCGTCGAACAATGCTTCAACGGCAAGACAGGTCGCCGCCTTCATGACTTCGGTGACTTCGTACGGCTCGGCGCTCAGTTTCAGATAGTCGAGAATGACGGCCGAAGCCTGAACGATCTTCTCTTCAATGATCTCGTCAGGCGCAACCTCATCGTCATTGAATCGAAGATGGCGCTTGGCGGTATCCAGATCGATGAGCATCATGCGGCCACCTTGCCCGGTGGGCCGCGGTCGCCTTTATCACCCTTCAGGCCGTCCTTGCCATCGCGCCCGCGCTTCACGCTCAATTTCCAACTGTCGTCTGTCTCGGGCCTCGCCTTCGTGTCACGCACGGCAATCCATGCAGAACCACCGAACGTCACGCAGTCGCCCTTTCTGAAATCACCTTCCCGCCATACGCCGCGGTAAATCGGATGCGTTAGCACAACACTGCGCTCCACCATCTCTTCACCACGGACAAATGCTAGCGTGAGTGTCCGTTCGTCGGCTGCGATAGAAAGCCGCACGTCTTCGAGGTCGAACGCATCGCGACCGGCCTTGCCGTCAGCAGGTTTCGGGATGCGATCAATGCAGCGCTGTATCAGATCGGACGCGCGGCGCTCAAATTCCAGCGCCCAAGTGGCAATGGCTGTGTCCATGAGCGGGCGGACGTCATCGAGCGTCACGCTCCTGCCATCAATGCCGTCCCTTGGAACCGGAATATCCTTGATGGCCATGTCGAGCGCGGCCCGCAATTCCGGCATGACCTGCTCGACCGTAACGCTCGTTCCGTCCTTCGGAATCGGAAGAGAATCGACAGCTTTCTGAAGCTGCGCATTCAGTTCAGGAAGCACCTCCTCGGCCGTCACGCTCCTGCCATCAATGCCGTCTTTAGGCTTAGGGATCTCGGCAACGGCTTTTGATATCAACTGCTCGCACAGCGGCGCCAATTCATCAGTCGTTGCGCCGTTCTTTCCGTCCTTCGGCGCAGGAATCGCTTTGACAGCGTTCTCAACGAGAGGGAGAACATCGTCCAGCGTGACGCTATTGCCATCGAGCCCATCCTTGGGCCTCGGTAGTTCGGCAACAGCCTGCACAATCAACGGCCGTACGTCGTCCAGCGTGACGCCTTTCCCGTCCAGACCATCCTTGGGCTTCGGGATCTGATTCACGAACTCCAAGATCAGCGGCCTCATGTCCTCGAGCATGACGCTCTTTCCCTGCAGGGAATCCATCCACTCGTGGACGGTCCCTTCATAACCGAGCGATACCGCCACCTCGAAGGCGTTTCGGCCGTCCTTGCCGCGCTCTCCGTCCTTGGGTACCGGCAGGGCGGAAAACCGCTGTTCGACTGCCTCGATGCGCTCCATGAGCGGCCGGCAAGCCTTCGCGAAATGTTCGCGCACGACCGTCGCAACGGCCTTGACGAGTCCGGTCAGATCACGCTGTTTCGGCATTATCCAGTTCCCGCGTCAGGTCGATGGCGAAACGCATGGCGAATTCCTCGTCGTCATCTTCTTCGTCTTCGTCCTCGGCTACTGGCGCCGGAAGTGCGGCTACCGGCGGCGCGGGAGGCTCGAAGTCCTCCAGCGGCTTCACCATCGCCTCGACTTCCGCATCCTCGAGCAGCGGGAAAGCGGCCTTGATCGCGGCGCGCACCGAATCCACCGGGATCTCGCCCTTGGCGCCGGCGGCAATGAGCGACTGCAGCGCCGTGACCTGCGTGCCTACGCCTTCCGAGTTGTCGCGACGGCTGAGTGCGGCCAATGAGTAATTCTGCTGTTGCAGATACGGGGTGTCTCCGCCCTCGGCCGGTGCGTAGTTTTCTTGGCGCCGCGCCTCATTCGGCGCAAGCCAGCCTCCGCCGACCGACTCGCTATGCGCCTTCAGGCGTGTTGCCGGGTCCATGCGCAGCAGAACAGACTCATCCATCCACACTTCAAACTGCGGCGATACGAGCTCAAGCCCATCTTCCAGACGCAGCTCGATATTCTCGGCGATTGGCTGTAGACACTGGTCGTAATATTGCTGGTTCAATACACCGGTATTGTTTGCGGTCGGCATCTGCCCCAAACCGAGCTTGTAGGGCGGGACATGAAATGTTGCGCAGATCATCTCGCCGGAGAACTTCAACTGCTCGATGAGCTGCGAATCCGCCGCGGTGATCGTCATGGCCTCGTATTTCAGGCCATCGCCCAGCACTGCGACCTTGCCGGCATTGCCGCCGCTGTAATTCTCCTGCCATGCGGTCTTCAAACGTCCCGCAGTCTCGTCGGAGATCGCGCCCGGCGCAGTCAGCAACCCGCTCGGCCGGCTCATGTTCTCGAAGAACTTGGCGCTGTTCTGCTGGATTGCATGTCCCTGCATGGCTGCAATCCCACACGCGTAGATCGGTGACACACCAATCAGCGGATGCCACAGCGTGTGCATCCTATCGTGGATGATCTCGCTCGCTGGAACGGTGACAGTGTCCGTGATACCCGAGAGATTATCGCTCGCGAGTTGATAGAACACGCTGCCGTCAGGAGCCACGAGTGGCGTGACACGGCACGGGTCCAGCACATACATCGCGACGATGAACCCGTCTTCATTGCGCTGCTTGAGGATGTAAGTGTTCCCCTGCAAGAGCAGGGAGAACAGCCACATCTTGAAGAACTCGATACGGGTCTGGAAGCGATTCGGCTTGCGCAAAACCGGGCGCATGATCGTCTCGTCCCATATGCGCGTCTGCCGATTGAACTGCATGACACGCGCAGGCATCTTCGCAATATCGCTTGCGATCAGCGTCACGCATCCGAACACCGCCCAGTTGGACGAAACCTTCGTCTCGTCAATCTGTACGACGTCCTGCTGCCACGCGCCCGGCCACGCATCGAAGATGCGCCACCATTTGCCACTCAACGACGTGAGCGCCTGCGTCGCCTTCTGGCGGAAGCGCTTGATCGAAAAATCCAGACCGAACAGACGCATCAGTCTTCGCCAGTCTCGGCCTGCATATCCCGGCGACGGTACTGTCGCTTTGGCTTGCCGGTGCGCTCGGAAATCTCCTGTTCTTCCTCAACAGCCGGAACCGGCTCCGGCACCTCCACGCGCGTCTCGTAGGTCCGCGTCTCGCGCGCACGCCCCATTGTCACCAATGCGCGACCGAGTTTGCGCTTCACGCGAAGCGTTCGACCTTTGATCTCAATCTGCATGAGTCCTCCTCGAAGAAAGGGGGCGCCCGGCCCTCACAAACCGGGCGCCAATGGGTCAGGTCGCGGCCCCGTTGTAGGCGGCACCTGAGACGTACTGGACCGCATGACTGCGGCGCTTGGCGAAGTTCATCGACCGCACAATCTTGATGACCGTGCTTTCTGTCTGGAACATGCTCACCAAACTGGCGCTCGACTCCGTGGGAGCCTGCGAGTCCCCCTGCGGCGCCGAATCCATCTCGATCGTCGCGTCCCGGGACATGGCTACCTGCACTCCGCCGTCTCCGATCTTCCAGATATCCGAAGGCTTGAGCAGGATCATGTTTCCGGCCTCGACATTCTCGCCGGTGACTACCTGATCACCTTCGAGCGTTCCGCCAGCAGCAGTGATCCCCGGGAATTCCTGCTGCCCAAGCGCATTGCGCATGAGCTGCAGCGCCTTGCCGAGCGCCGGGTCCATGACAAACCACAGTCCCAGTGCGTTCTTCGCCGCGATGAACACCTCATAGAGCGACTGAATGTCTGCACGTACCGCATCGCCATCAACGCCGCTTGCGGGAATGGCGGATACGCCGTTCAGCAACCCAGCCGGAGACACGCCCGCCGATGCGGCGGTCGCAGACAGGAACGTCGTGTCGATGCGCTGAACGGCTGCATTCACCAATCCGTCGCGCACCAGCATCTCGCCGGATGGCGTGGAGTCGCGTAGCCACTCGTTGGAGATGACCGCAAGAGCCGCCACCTTCAGCGGAGTGAGGCTGACGGTGCTGAAATCCAGCGCGGAGACCGGGATGGCCTTCGATTCGCCGACCCAGTATCCCACGCCGGTCCCATCGCGCCCCTTGATGGTGACGTTCGCCGGCACTTCGCGCAGTGGCAAGCGGTTGAACACCGTCATCGAGTCCAGGAACTCGATGAAGTCACCGGTAAAGCGGTTATCCGCCTGTACCAGTTCCGCGCCCCATTCGCCCGAACCCGATCCACCGCCCTCAACTGCGGCCTTGACCAATTCAACGAGTGTCGGGTTGGTCTTGCCCCAGCGTCGCAGCGCGATTCCAACAGGCGAAATGCCATCGAGTTGCGCTAGCGTCTTCGCGATGACCATGCGCGTGAAGTTCTGACCCTTGAACTTCTCCTCAGCATCACGCTGGATGATGATGGACGGACCGGACGGATCGCGAAGTGACGAGGCCGCCTTCTTCGGATCGGCGCCCTTCTGGTCGACGACAGGCTTCGCGCTCTTCATGAGCTTGTCGAGCTTCGACATGCGCACGAGGTCTGCGTCGATGGACTCGACCTCGCTCTCGATGGTGTCGAACTCTTCGGTCTCCGCCTCGTCCATCGAACGACCTTCGTCGATCGACTTCTGCGCGATGGCCTGCATGCGTGCCGCCTTGGCGCCACGGGTGTTTTCCAGGTCAGTGACCTGCTCTGCAATAGACTTAGGCATTTTCGTATTTCCTCGGGATGAGTTTGATTGCGCCGCGCTTTGCGGCCGGTGATCCCGAGACGCCGGGGGTGTCGAGCTTTACGACAGCTTTCTTCAATTGGCCAGACGCGGCCATGCTGCCCATTGGCTCTGAATCAGTAAGCGCAGCGTGCGCGCGCTTCATCAGGTCCATCATTTCCTGCTGAGACTCATCGCTAATCTCGACGGTCCCATCCATGTGCCCCATGTGGATTTTGATAGCCATTCCAATATCGCGAACGGCGTTCATCACATCGGCGTCTGCCGCGCGCAGGAAGAATTGACGATCGATGGATTTGATAGAATCGATGGTCGCTTCCGCGTTGGCCGGAATGGTCACGAGCGAAAGCTCAAGAATCTCGATCTTCAAAAAACGGATGCCGCCGTTGCCCATGTATTCAAGGGCGTTCTCCAGCACACGGAATCCGATGGATACAGCCGCCACGAGTCGATACCTGATCGACTGAACCGCCTCTTCGATTCTGTCGCGCAGTGCGCCGGCTTCCTTGACCTTCGGGATCTTTGCTACGTAGGGGATTCCCTTTTTAGTGGGCTTCCCCAACTCCGCCCTGCCTACCGGTTGATCGGAACGGTGTTGCCACAGCAGCGCAATGCTCTCTGCAAACTCTGCGCCCATAGGATCGATTTCATCAAGGTAGCGGTCGGGCGTCGGCGTGGTCGCCATACCCTTGACGACGTAATGCTCGTCCTCTTCCGAAATCTCTTTGACTTCTAGCAGGCTGTAGGCCCGATGTATGACGACCGACTTAATGCTCTGCCCATCGATGGACACTGATTTGCCTGCGAGATCGGAAGTCATGTAAAGCGTTGGACCAGAACTCATTTCAGTGCTCCAGAAATGGAAAACCCCGCTCAGGGCGGGGGTCGTTCGGGGAAAGTGGTGGATTGTCAGTCGTTCTTTGTGCGCGCGAAACCCGTGCATCTGCAATCGCTCTCGATGACGGCACTGATCGGACCCCAGCCCTTGCGCGGTCCGTCATCAAACACACCCGCGTAGCCGTTGAGAATCCCAAGCATTCCGATGATCGAGTCGCCGGACTGCACTGTCGGATGGTCGGCGAACGCCTGATTGCACGGGACGCGCGCCGCGATGAGCGCGCCCATCGCGACCGGATCGATCTTCGCCAGCGAATCAAGGAACGCGATCAGGTCGTCAACGTCATTTCGAATGCTCATCGAGTCGTTACCCCACAAACAAAAGTTGGTACTTCTTTTTCCGCGGCGTCGGGTTCAGTGCCATCAGCGCCACCGCATCGAACGTCGCCATGAGTGGGTCGATCTTGGCCGAGCCCGCCGCCTGCTTCGTGATGATGATCGCGTTTCCGCGGGGCTCTGCCTTCGCATTACCAACGGACCACGCCATCAGCGGCCGCGCGCCGTGCTGGATACCGCCTTCGTGCAGACGCCGCTCCAGCGTCTTGATCGCGCTCACGAGGCGCCAGCCCTGCGGGATGCCAATGATTCGGTCGCGCTCGATTTTCTTGGCAACGATCGCATCGACAATGTCCGCAATGCCGGCCTGGTCCACGCCGATGCGGTCCATGAGCTGCGACTTCTCGATGCGCTCGACGTAATCCGCCAGCTGCTCGATATCCTCACCCGCGTCCTGAATGATGGTGAGGTCGCCGCTCTTCTGAAAATCACGGAAGCGCTGTGCCTCAGCCTTGCGGCGATCCAGAACGATCGGGTGAATCCACGCATGCGCCCAGTGCAGCCACTTGCCGCCGTCCTCGCGACCCAAAGCACACAGCGCGAGCATGTCATCGAGGCCGCCGCCGTCGATGCCGACCGTGACCACCTCGCTGCGCTCGAGCAGTTCGTCGAGCCCCAGCGGTCCCGATCCGCACGGTTCCCAGAAATCCGCACCGACCCAGCGGTTAGAACGAAGCGCAAGACCGATTTCGACGTTCAGGTGCTTGGCGAGGAATCCACGCATGGACTCCTCGCCGTCGTTCTCGGCTTTCTGGAACTCGCGCTCCAGAAACTCGGTATCCACCGACGCACCCAGGTTCGGGTTAGTCACGTAGAAGAACGACTTGTCCTTGTGCGACTCGTCCTCGAGTAGTTTCTGCGGGAACTCGTAGATGACCGGCAGGAACCGTTTGTCATCGATCAGCCCATCCCGGACTCCCCGGGCGTACTGGAGCTTCTGTCGGAACACCCCGGCGGGCGGATCGTCCGATTGCGTGCTCAGGAATATGGTGAATCCTTCCGGCCGGGACGCAAGTCCTCCCGTCGCCTCGCGAAGCATGTTCTCGGCCCCGGCCTTCTTGCCGAACAGCCACAACTCATCGATGAGGACGCCGGTCGCCTTCTTGCCGCCGACGGTCTCGTTGTCCGCCGCCACCACCTTCAGGGTCGCGCCGTTGCCGCGGTGGGTGATGGTCCGCAGGTGATCCTGGACCTGGAACAGATCCGAGAGCTCGTCATCCGCCCGCACCATGTCTCGGGCGGGATAAAACGAGTTGTTCGCGATCTCAATCGTCGGCGCGAGCACCAGAAACTCCGCCGACTGACGCCAGTTCAGGATCAGCGCCGTCAACATGATCCCCGCCGCCGTCGAGGACTTGGAGTTCTTCTTCGATACCAGCAGGAAGAACTCGGTAATGAGCCGCCGGCCTGACTCCGCGTCATACGCGCCGGACACCGATCCCACAAAGTCGGACAGCCAGGGGCGGCAAATCGCCCCAAGCTTCGGGCTGCCGGCCACGTCCACGACCTGCAGTTCGTTGAACACCCCGAGCGCACGACCTGCCTCAGCGGGAAACAACGGTGCGAACGGAATCAGCGACTCGCGGGCGACAATCCGGCGCTCCCAGTCAGGGCACGCCGTGGTCCACTCCATCGACTACTCAGTTGACCGTCTTGGCTTTCGGCGGCGCCGCAGGCGCGAACTTCCCAGCCCCGGCACGCTTGGCCTTCTCGGCGTCCTCTTCCTTCTTCCCCTTCTCCCCTGCGCGGGCATGAATGAAGGGTGCGGCCGCAATCGCCATGCGATCGCGCCGATTCGGTGGCTGCCCCGGGTCATTCATCACAGCCAGCATGAACTCCAGTGGAGTGCGGCTCTCTGTCGGATTCACCGGCAGGTCATCCGGCGCGGCTTCTTTCTGCGTCTCGTCAGAACGCTTGCCAGCCTTTCTGGGCCGGCCTGCTCCGGGTCGATATCCGCCACGCGCCATTTACTTCGAGGCTCCCATAGGATTCGCTATGAATTCGTACGAGGGAAATAGTCTCTCCATGGC